GAAAAGTCAGACAGACAATATCGAGATAATGTTTCTTACGATAGAGTTATAAAAAAAGCTTTAAAACTTAGAAATAATCCTTTTTCTTCCGTTGTCATTCAACAAGCTAGAATAAATTTCCTTAAAGCTGTCAAAAGAGCATTTTCAAAATATGTCATTGACGAAAGAAATAAAGCCATTCAAAAAGCAATAACTCCAAAAGAAAAAGCTAAAGCATTATCAATCAGTTTTCCAAAGTTTAAATCAAGTAAAGATGTAAGACAATCATTTGTTTGGAATAATCAAGCAGTATCTATTAAAGAAACCGATAAACGAAATACTACTCTAAGACTTATGAAACAAGATATCAAACTAAGATATCATAGAGAACTTCCTAAAGATTATAAGCTTACTTCTGTTGTTATATCTAGAGATGCAAGCGGTTATTACGCTAGTATAGGAATTTCGTTTGAAAAAGAAATAGAGCCTGTATCTATTAACAATTTGAATGAAGACAATTGTATAGGTATAGATATGAATGTGTATAACTTTGCCGTTTCTAACAATGTAGATTTTCTCTTTGAACCGATATCAAACTTAGTATCGGTTGAATCAGGAAATTTCATTAACAATGGTTCTTCTAATCGTAAGATACTATCGGAAAAAGATATAATTAGACGTCTTATACGAAAGCAATCTAGAAGAATTCTTGTAAGTAAAAAATCAAAAACCAAATTAGGGAGTAATTATAAAAAGACACAGAAAAAACTGAATAAACTACATAAGAAAATAACTAATAAAAGGAACGGATCTATACCACCAAATCTCTTCAAGATTAACAAACAAATTTGATTTGATAGTAGTTGAAGGCCTTAAATTGAAAAATATGACTAAATCTGCTAAAGGAAATGAAGTCAAACAAGGAAAAAATGTAAGACAAAAAGCAGGTTTAAATAAATCAATTTTAGGCGCTTCATTCTATCAATTTACTACAATGCTTTCTTATAAGCAAACGCTTAATGACAAATTGTTTGTAAAAGTAGATCCATTATATACTTCTATTACTTGTTTAAACTGTGGTAATATAGATAAGAACAACAGACCTAAACAAGACAAATTTATATGTACGGCTTGTGGTCATCAGACTAATCCAGATTTCCAGGCGTCTGTACATATACTATATAGAGGTATGAAGTCGTTTGGGCTAGGAACTAGCCTTGCGGACTTATATAAACGCAAAGCCTTTCGTGTTTCAGCTTCGCTGGAAGCTGTTAGTTAGGAAGCTCCTTCATTTATGAAGGAGCGGTTCACCAAGTTCTATTAAGCAAGAACAAGACTAAGAAACTGATTGTTTATGAATAAAGCAATCAAAAATTAAGCTATACAGTAGCTTCCTGTAAGAATTGGTATATTCTTAACTAATCGATATAATAGATTATCAATTAACAAAGAATATATAGTAATAATTCGATAGATTTAAAATTTTTGCTTTCTGTCTTTTAAAATCCCTCTAAAGGAAACATATACAACAATTTTTAAAAATATAAGTAACCGAGAACTTATAAAAATAAATCCTAAAAATATGATTGAAATTACAACCATAAATTTAGAGACAATTTGACAACAGTAGTTATAATTTGAAGGGATTTGCTTTGTTAGAGAAAATCCGCCTCTAAAATCACATTTTTAGAATTTATTGTTTTCTGATTTTAGAAACGGAAGAGAAAGAAGTTTTCAGTTCCAGATTCTATGTTTTAGTTTAGAGTCATCTAAAATATAGAATCAGAAACTATATTTTAGAGGACTTAATATATGCTCTCGAAATTACAATTTTGCTGGTTTGATTGACAACCAAAATTTATATTCGAGAGCTTAAATATGCAATTCTGCATTTTAAACTCCTCAATTTTTTGTGAACCGTTCCCTTCTGTAAACAGAGTGAACTTCCTAACTAACAACTTACAACAAAGTTGAGCACGAAAGGCTTTGTGTTTATAGTCCACAAGGCTGGTTCCCAACCCAAACGACCTTATAAAATCCTATTTATTCGAAGCAAAAGCTAGAAGTTTGCTAACATTTTCTATTCTAGGTGAGAAAAACTCCTCTATATCCTTTTTTACGCTTTCAGAATACATATTGTTTTTCATAGCGTCTTTAGAGAACTTCACGCCATTTCTTTCTGTGGTAACTATTTCTTGAAGTTTATAATCTCTAGACAACCAATTACCACTTTGCTGTTTTGCGTGTGGGCGGAGCGCTTCTAGCATTTTATCTTCTCCTTTATAGGCGAAATTCTATCGTAAATTACCTTAAAGTTTTATTAAACTTTAAAATTTTATTTTGTTCCAGACCCTAGCGATCTAGATCTAGACTCAGACCAAGACTTTGAAACAAACCAAGAATATTTTTTAGTCTGACTTACAGACCTTGAACTAGCTTTGGTTCTAGTCCAAGACCAAGACCTTGTCCCAGACCAAAAACCAGTCCCATACTTAGAATTTGACCAAGATCTAGATCTATTTTTTTCACGTCCAATTATTAAAACTGATATACACATTTTTACGCCTTCCTCTATTTTAGCCTTCGCCAAGTCCAAGAACAAGTACAAATAGGTCTAGACTTCGACCCAGACCAAGACCAATAAAAGGATCTAAAATATTTTCCAGTCCAAGACTTATTCATTGATCAGGTTTTTGTACAAGAAAAAGATTGAGATCTCGACTTTGTCCAAGATGTATTTTGTTCGTATCCTGTTCTCAAGATTGCTATACACATTTTTATGCCTTCTTTTTATTCAAGCCACGAAACCTGTTCCTGAACTTGAATCAACTCTCAACCAAGACTCTGATCTAGACCGAGAAATATGTCTAGAATTTGATACTGACTCATATCTAAACTTAGACTTAGACCAAGACATAGATTTATATTTTGGTCGAGACAAAGATTTTACTAAACCGACCCTTAAGAACGTCGTTACTTTTGTTCTCTAGGCAAATCTATGTTGATTTGTACGGCATCGATTATTGAGCCTCTGCCGATGATTACTTTCCCGTCAGGGAACGGCTCAACTTCTTTAAATTCTCTTTTTCCCACCAGAGCGTCAGAAAATCTATTGGTGTCCGCAATCCAAGCGGCGTCTTCCAACACCAACTCTTGCGGTGTCACATCCACTAGTCTACCAGTGTCAATCATAGTCACTGTTCTGATGAGATATTTCTTTCCTATTTCCCAAGGACTTGTATCAGCCATTGTAATCCTTTCTTGTTTAATTTCAAGATAAAGAGTAAAAACTCTAACAAATCAGAATCAAAAACATTATATTTCTGACTTGCTAGAATTTTATTCTAATAAAAAAAGGTTTAAAAATTGAACGATTGAATCAAAGAAGAAACTATTCAAAACCCAATTTCGATGTATTCTTCTTTTGTAATTCATTACAATTTTAATTATTTGACACGGGTCACCACGAGTCCTCAACACAAAGACTCAAAGAAGAATGATGAAATCAAAAGAGAAGTTTGGATCTATCCAATTGGCAGACAATATTTGCGTTGTATTCTCTCTTTATGATTCATTCTTTTTTGAATCTTTTATAAAAGATTGATAAAATCGAAAAAGAACATTTTGAGACAGCTCTAATCAATCGGAAGCTCCGAATTAATTATTCACTAATTGGGTAGGGTATAAACCTACGATCTCATCGTTTTGCTGACGATGTAGTCTTTTTCTATGATTCAATTGTATCATTTCTTGATTCAATGGCGCCAAGAAACCATTGAATCATTCGCACTGTTTCCCAGACAGCACTTAAAGGCTTCTTTTTAGAGCAATCAGCCAATCAAACTAACTCAACACTATATTAACGGAAGTGCTAACCGTCCGTTATTATTTAGAGCAACGAAAACTCATAGATTGTTCGCCTTTACCACAATCAGGTGTCAGCTGGGAAGGCTGAAAAGAGAACTCATTGAATAAAATTCTCTTTTCAACTTTCATAAATTATTATAACTGAAATTAGTTTAAAAATTCTTTAAATCCAGAGATAAAATCAAGTTTGATGTCAGAGTTTTTAGACTCTCGAGTTTTTAGTGCGCCTCACAACACAAAAGTTTAAACACAACAGTGTAGGTATTTTGACCTTACGAGTCTCGTCGCAGCAAAGGTTTTCCATTGACCTCAGGAAATCCAATCGGGCTTGTCTACGCCGGCAAGCAAGCGGATTATGTATGGGAAGATCGAAGTCTTACAGGCATACACAATCATTACCAATTTTCAATATTTGTTCGTTGTAATCAAACTTTATAATGCTCTGGATTTAAAAGAACCTTTTATAGTTAAAATTATAGCTAAGAAAAGTTTAAAATAAAGGAGAATTTTCCCTTATTTCAAAGAACGCTTTATAACAAAATCGCCTTTCTCTTTCCAGTAAGATATAATCCAGATTTTGCTAGATGGTATTAAGGTGAACAGAAGAAATTAAATTCTTCTATCCAAAGTCACTTTAGAGTAATATTCGTCTCTTAGCGCTTGAGAGTCTTCTGCTATTTTTTTAACATAAGGGAAGTATTTTATAATAGCATTTATAATACCCATTTTAATACCTTCATCTTCCTCTCTTGAGCTTAAACCTAAGACTTGAGATTTAGGATTTAATCCCCATAAACTCTCTTTAATCATAATTTCTGTCATAGTCATAATAATTTTTTTGTCGATATTATATCTCTTGAGTAGAGTTAAGCAACCATAGAATGATCTAAAAAGAGTTAAATCTGCTGATGTAGGCTTTTCTTTAAAAAGAAGCTCATAAATTTCTTCCAAATTTTTAGAATAAACTGAATTAGAAGTTTTTTCCTCTTTAAAGACATATTTTCCATCGTGCATAACAGGGTCACCGTTTTTATAGAAGATTTGTCTATATTTTACTCTCATACCTCTATCTACAGAGAATGCTAGCATAGAAAGCCTTCCCTTCGCTTTAGATGAACTAGAAAATTTCATTTTATCATCTTCAGAAGGATCTTCTGGTTCAGGAGACGCATCAGTCAATAAAACAATATCTGGTCTGATAGAAAGCGCTCTTACCATATTGATTATTAATAGCTTATGTGAAACACCCTTAATCTTATTTTCATATCCCATTACAGTATCAGACCAAACAGAACTATGAGCGAAAGATGAAAAGTCTGTTTGCATTCCAGTCTTGTGGTCGTATGAAACCAACTCAAAATCTATTTGTACTTTTACATTGAAGTCTTTGAGAAGGAAAAGACAATTGAATTGAGCGTTATTACCAGCAGACTCTTTATTCATACCGATATATTGAACGCCTTTTGATATTTCCTTACCTCTATAATCTTGAAGAAAATCGAATAGTTGTTCTGAGTGAACATCAGGTACAGAAAGGTCTATGTCGCCGACTAGAGGTTTATATTTTTTGAATTCTTCATCACTGATCGATTTATCAAAGAACGCATTTGAAGAGCCGTTGAAAACCATATGTGAATTTAGGTATTCTCTATTTTTCCAAATAGGAGTGCCGAATTTCTTTTCATAGTTGTCATTGATAGTGTTAAGCATTTCTGCTATTTTAGCTGTAATTTCACCTCTAGATAATTTATTCAAATCTATCTTATCTGCTGTGTGTATTTCGTCGCCTAGCCTTACTGAAACATTTCCACCTTCGTTTATTGTAGATTCTTTACATTGACTCATTTTTGTGCGTTCTGAACCAGATAAGACTTCCCAACAGAAGCTTGTAAAACCTTTTGGTTTCTGAATTCTTATTGTCGGAGAAGCAACGAAAACGCCATTGGCATATCTCAAATAAAAGGTAAAAGAAGCTTTTGGAGTTCCATCAGAATATATTACTACATTGTATTGTATACCAGTATTATCTTCTGCCTTATTTGAACAAATTTTTACAGAAATATTTTCACCAAAATCTGCTTGTTTTTTCACAAGGAAAATCTTTTTGTCTGTGAGGTAATAATATGATTTTTTAGAAATATTTAAGAATCTAAAGACGTTTTCTTTAGTTTCGAGAAGTTTTTCAAATTGTGGTTTTAGAGAGTCTTTTATTTTATTAAAGAAGGCGTCTCTTTCGTTTTTAAATTTTGAAGCATTTTGAACAAAATAATTTCCAAAAGGTCTAAAATATTTTGATTTTATATTATAGGAATAAAAATTTTCTTCCTTTGTTGGATTTTCATCTATATTAAATCCAACAACGACATAATATTGATTGTCTCTTTTAAATATTCCGTATTTTATAATTTTGCTTTTCTTTTGACCTTCTTCTATTTTTTCTTGTTTAAATGAATCTTTCTTTTCCCCATCACCCCTAGAAAAACCGTAAATTACATTATCTTCTTTTATTTCTTGGAGATAATCAGCAACAATACTATTCCATAAAATTTTGAATTCTGAAGGAGCAGTCTTAATAAAAATATCACTATTTTCTTTTGAAAATTCTTTTGGTAAATTGTCTTCCAATGCGTCTATTATTTCTTCGGAATTTTCATCATCTGAAGAAGCACCGCCGTCTTCTATATTTTTATCTACTTCTTTTGCTGTAAGATTAGTTAATGTTGAAGAAGCAGAGGCTTTTATAGAAACACCAGAATATTCAGAACCACTAGTAAATGAAACATCAGAAGGATCCGAATCTGCTGATTTGTTTTGTCCACCGGCCCAAGAAAATTCTGTTGGATTGTCTCCATCTTTCATTACATTTGAAAGCTCTGCTCCTCTTCTTCTGAAAACATTGAAAAGAGAAACATCTATCTCAGGTTTTCCATCTTTTGTTATTAGATCTAATCTTTTTTTAAGAGTATCCCAACCACCAGAAAATTTTGATGTGTCTCCCCAAAAATTTTCATCAAGAATATCTTCAGGAGATTTAATATCAATACCTCCGAGAAAATGAGACAAAACTCCCAATTCGGTAGAGTATCGAGTTTTTCCTGAAGCACCTTCACACAAAAACTCACTAATTTTTTTCATATATTTCTCACTCAAATATTTTTAAGTATTTATTTTACAAACACTCAACTAATTCAAGCTCAAAAATATCTGTTTCACTCTTGCAAATAAGAGAGTATTTCAAGCCATCTTTACCTCTATAAATGAAATCTTCAACTTCTTCAAAATCATTCATAAATTCGTCATATCCGACAAATATTTTACCTTCTTCTTCCTTAATCATTTCTTTCATTTTAAAATCAATCTCCTTTTAAGATATTTTGTAGATCTTTCTTAAAGGTTTTTGAACCTATGTCAAGTATATGGAAGTTGCTATAATTTTTATAGTAACCTGTTTTCCATTTTCTATCAATAAACTTCTTAGCATCTACTAGACAAATAGTTTTTAGTCCCATCAAAACACCAAGATGTAATATTCCACTATCAGCGCATATCAAAGCAGACATATCTTTAAGAAGATCGTAAGTATCTTTCCAGTTTGTAATAGTAGGATTATTAACTCCTGCGTAATCCTTTCTAGGAACATTAAAGCAAGTCAATTCATATTTGCTCTTTAAGAACAGAATATTTTCAACATCTATGTCTCTATGTACTTCTACAGATCTTTCAGTAGTATTTAGTTGAAAGCCTATCTTATTATTTTTTGGAAATTTTAAATCTAGTTGATAAAAAGGAAACTCTCTTTTAACAACTAAGGAATAGTTAAACAAATCCATTATAAGTGAAAAGTTTTCAACTTTGTTATTATGAAGATACCTGTTAATTTCAGTCGCATTTTTAGCTTGTTCATATTTAAATTGTGGAAACAAATATTTCAATAATGAAATTATAGGCGCGTGTTGAGCTGGATGAAGTATTGTAATATTTTTATCTTTTATTATTTCAACATTTTGAAATGCCATAAAGATATCACCAAAACCTTGTTCCAACACTATTACATATTCTTTTGTATTCGGAGCATCAACAAAACCAAATCTATTATATTTAGGCGAAGATATAAGTCTTATCACTTCTTCATTACCGTTTGACAATTTAATTTGATATCCTCTTAGTATATCGTACTCTGCTTGAAGGAATGGGTCATTTATTCTTGTTGATATCAAAAACTTAAATCTGAAATATTCATCAAAGTCCGGACCAGAATATTCATTAATCATCTTCCAAGCAGAATCTAGCGAGCTTTGTTTTCCAGTCCTTTCGTAATCATAAAAATAAGCTACTGCAGTTTCAAATCTAGCCAGTTCAAACTCAAGTAGTGCCTCGTCTAATGGTCTTATTACAACATTAGTTCTATGTCCTGGATCTATAAGTGTATGATGTAATTGTTGAGACAATAGTTATCCTTTTATATTTGGGCTCAAAATATTTTTATTATACCTTATTTAGGTTTAAAATATCGGTCTTTGAAGATGTTTCTCTGAAAAGTCTTTCAAAATCTTGTAAATAGCGTTTTCTATATCTCTTTCAGAGAAGCCTATACTGAATTCGTTTATCATTGTAAGTAAATTTTCTGAGATAATGAAATTAGTCCGAGCAAACTGATTGGTTTCTTCATTCTGACTAGAAAAATTGAATATAGTAACAACAAGTTCTTGGAAGTGTAGAACATAAGGGATTTTCCTTGTATATAGTTTACAGTCTTTTAAAAGAGCGCCAATATTACCACCACAGATTGTTAAAAGTAATTCAACCAAACTTTTTTCGAAAGTAATTTCTCTTAAAACAAGGTTATCCCAAGTTAATAAGTCTTTTGTTACTATCACGATCTTAATACCTTTGATTTTATATTATAGCCGGTAACAAATCATTTACTTCTTCAATCCTGAGCATTCTAATATCCTTAACATAGGTTCTAAACCAAGGAAATGTTGCCGCTAATCTTTGGACTGTCGTAACGCAAGTTACAGCATTAATTGCCGGTCCACCAAAATAAACACTACCTTGTTGCCAAGTAAAGCCGTTAGACTCCATAAATTTTCTTATATCAGCATAAGCGGTTTTACTATACTCTTCAGGTAAAGAATCACTTATTTGAAAAATTATTGCGTACATTTAAACCTCTCTTAAGTGTTTTGTTATATATCAATTCCATTTAAATCACTAGTCATTATATTCTATATTATGTTTTTCGTAAAATTTTAATAATAGTATATAATGTTTCAATTTCTCTTTTCATCATATTTGGCTCAGTTTCACAAAAAGTGATTAACTGTCTCTCCAGGTAGCTCCTGTACATATTAAGAAGATCTACTTTTGTAGATGAGCAATAGAAATTGTCTTCGAAGTCCTCACTACTTTCATCGAAGTATTGCTCCGTAAAAGTATCTAACCGTATAAATTTAAGAGAGCCGTCTCTAAAGTCTCTTCCAATTGGAACAACATCTATATCAAAATCTAATTCTTCTCCAGTATTTTCATTCAAGAATTCTTTCTTTACTTTGTATACTTCAAAGTTTTTTAATCTCATTTTTAATCCTTAATTGGCTATAATATCAATATTTAACCTTTCATAACTGCTAACAGATACAACCAAAGAACATATAATACAGAAAAGAAAATGAGCTCCATTATATTAAATTACTTCATACTCCATTTTATCTTCATCATCGTCGTCCTCTTTATCATCTATAAGACTGACAACACTACAGTCTACAATTTCGACATTATCTCCATAGATAAAGTAAACTATATCATAAGCTTCATCTTCATATTCAGCGTCTACTACAACAGGAAGAACACCCGTTTCACCGTTAACATTAGCTAATAGAAACCTAAAGCTTAACATCAAAAATCACCATATCTCATAGCATCTTCATCGAACGCTGGACCAGTGCAAGTACATTCAAGAACTTCAACATCTTCTCCGTATTCATCGAAAATAATATCATAAGCTTCTTCTTCACAACAAGCGTTTACACTAGTTGAAAGAACACCTTTTACACCATCAACGTTATTTAGTAAAAATCTGAAGCTGTACATTTAAAAATCCTTTAAACTTTTTATATGTTGTAATTATAACTAAATAAAGCTTAAAAGTATCTTAATTGAAAAGTTTTCAAAACCCATAGAAATATTTTTAGAATTCACCCTGCTAAAAACTGGACATTTAACTTATTAAAAACTAAAGTCAATATATCATTAAAAATAGCCTGTTCTTGAGATAAGAAACGAATTTTAAACTCGCCTTGTTTAACTTTATACGAAAATCCGTAAGAATCTGTACCGCTTACCTTTTCTTTTTCTGCTAGAAAAATTCCATCAGAAGCAGAGTAATTAACAAACATTCTTCCGTAATCGAAAAGAAGCTCTTCAACAAAAATTTCATTTATAGCCTCGTGTTTAAAGATATACTCATTAAAATTTGTCGGTTTATTTTTAACTGGTATTATCTTTATGGTAAGAGATTCGTTTTTCTGTTTTTTCAAAATTTACCCCTTCTATTAAATAAAACAAAGAAATAACCGAAAATAGCCAAAAACATAGTATTTACGAATGGCATCCAAGTCATCATTTTGAAATATGAAATAACACTTAACCATTCATTGTATTTTATTCTGTCAGTTTTTCCATACCAGAGCTTATAAAGCATAGGCTCAAAGAAAGCTTTAAAAACGGCTTGACAACCTATTACAGAAAAAATATATATCGCCAACAAATTCATTTTAATCTCCTCCGTGTATCGGACAATTTTTATTGATAATCATACCGTGTCCTATTCTCTCATTATTATCCATTTTAGGACAAATACAGTGAGGCAAGTACCAACTTCTATGGTATCTTTCGTCTTCTTTAAACTTCCAAGTTCTTTGTAGTTCGAACTCATTATCTGTCCATTCTTCAAAAAGTTTTCTAAGAGTAGAAACATCTTTTGATTTTGACATTTTAGACTCTATTTCTTTTCTTTTTGAATGTAGTTGTTCGATTTCTTCGACATCTTTAGGCGTAAGACCTTGTTTTTCTACTAGTTCTGGATTTGCTGCCATATTTGATTCCTTTAAAATTATTTTCGTTCCGCTTAAAGATATTTTTCTTCCTCATAAAAATCGATTGCTTCTTCTGAAGTTGAAAATTTCAAAATACTCCAATTATAAACACAAGGCTTTCGATTAATTCTTCTAAGAACCTTTATCATATAAATTCTTGTATCAAGAATTTGTTCTGATGTTAAAAAAATTATTTCTTCATTAGTAGATTTAAGCACTCTATCAATTTTTATTTTTAGTCTTGTCATAAAATCATCATCAAAGAAACCGTCATAACATCTAGCTGTAAGTTTAGAACGACCTAAATATTTTTCTGCTTTCGTCATTTTAATCCTTTTCGGTTTAGGAAATTATAACTAAACTAAACTTAAAATAAGCTTAAATCATAAGTAAAAATCTAAATTAACTCCAAGTTCTTTTTGAAAAGTTATTGTATGAGATTTTTTGTTTTCTTTTTCATCGAAGGTTTTTAATTTCGTTTCGTTAGGAGTTTTTATCGCAACATCTATTCTTGATGTATAGTCTGAAAGTTTAGTGTGGTAAAGAGCACCATAAAGGTTATTTGAAGAGTTATAAGAAGTTAAAATCACAGTAATCCTTTCGCTATTTCTTGATAATAGATCACTATAGATAACACAGAAATAAAAATAATACTTAAAATCATAGTAAACCTCGTAGAATTTGTGTGATTTAAATCACAAATTCTACAATATTTATATCTTTCATCAAAGACGATTCACTTCACCTTTTTCTCTTTTACTATGTGTTCAAACTTATCGGCTGTTGAGCGGTCTTCTCTTATAGATTTAAATCTAGGAAGGAACAAACTCCAAGATCCGGTTTTTGTGGAGATAGCTTCGTTATACACTACTTCTACAATTTTCCCTTTGAAGTCTTCAATTTTGAATTCATTTCTAAACTCATCGGTAAAGCCTGAAAGGTGAGTTTTTATTTTTCCATCTTCTGACTCGCAAACAAGAGAACCAAGAACTTTTTCATACTTACTTCCAGGAGTACCGTATTCAAAATCTACTATTCTTAGAGAGCACTCTAGTTCTGCTTTTAATTTTACTTGTCCTTTGACACGCTTATTTTCATAGATTTGGTCTTCATTTTTTAGGACTGTGCCTTCAAAGCCTTGATTATAAACTTCATTGAAGTGTTCTTTAGCTTCTTCAAAAGAGTTTACTCTTCTTGTCGGTATAATAGAAAGGAACTTATTATCTTTTATCATTTCATTCAAACGATTAAATCTTGAGACATATTTTTCTTTATCATAACCTTCTTTAAATGATTTAATGCCAATTAGATCCCAAGCTTGAAATCTGATTTTTGTTTTTTCTTCCTCAGAAGCAGTACCCTTAAGAGCCTTTTGAACAAGACCATTTCCAGCTTGTCTTTTTAGAAGCTCACCATTTTCTTCGGCAACAAACTCACCATCAATAACATAACCAACGAAGTCTTGTACATAAGGGATAGTCCATTCAAGGTTTTCTATCTCTCTTCCATTTCTTGTAAAGTATCTCACATTAGTAGATGACTCAACTACACAGACAATTCTTGTTCCGTCTGCTTTTAATTGTGAAAGTGCTGGATATTTTATAGCCTTTATAGTCTTTTCATTGAAAGGTTGACAAAGCATTAAATCGAATGTAGGAACAAGACCAGGAAAAATTTTGTTGATTGTAGAAGTCGACACGCCGCATTTTAGATCTTTTCCTATTATTCTTTCAACTACTTGAGCGTCTCTTTCTGATACTGATTCAAGAATATTTTTAAGATGTGCTATACCTTCGTTTCCTGTGTATTTTCTATTGACTAAATCGTCAAGCTCATTCATTGCTTGTTCTAGACCAATTAGACCAGCAGATCTTTTTTTGTACTCAGGAATTTTTCGAATGTTGTAGACCTTGTACGGTGAATATGCATAATTCAACACTTTCTTAAGTGTTTCATTATGTAAATGTTCTTCAAGTACTCTCTCTTTAAAGAGACGTGAATTGTCGGAATTCAAAAGCTCAAGTATTTTCAGAATCATTTCATCTCTTTCATTTTTTTGTTTAAAGGTATTATAACTAAACTTTTCTTAAAACAAACTTAAGATACTATTTACAAATCAAAAGTTTCCGCCGTTCGCTATCATTTCTTTATAGAATTTGAAAGCACAAGTTTCAAAATCTTCTTCTAATTTTGAAGAGAAATTTACAAATCGATCTTTGAAAGTACAAGCGTGTTCAACGTTTTTTGCTATTACATCCATTTTTACGATACCATAAGGCTTTTTATCTTGGATACCCTTAAACTCTAAAGAAGGGAAAAAGAGATTGTCAATACTTGCTTTTTCTATTTCTTCTATGCTCTTTATGTTTTCAGTGTGTGAATCATAGCTTATTTCAAAAAATTGCCATCCTGAATTTCTCAATCGATATATCTTTTTAATTGTGAAATTTAATCCTCCATCTACTTTCACCTTCTCAAAACTATGTTCAAGACCTGCTCTTTCGGCACTAGATAAAACCTGATGGTCAATCTCGAAAATTTCTTCTGGAAAATCTTTAGAATGAAATAACATTTTATTTCTCCGTTTTGTATTTTGAAATATGGAGATTTAACTAAAAATTTCGCCATTCAAAGATCTCTCCATATACTTATTTCTATATATTAGTCATAGTTCTACCATAGAGTAGTTTCTTTTAGATTTTTCTTCTACATCATTAAAATCTAGAACTACAAGCTCTGGAAAGCCACAAAGCATATCAATATAAGCTCTAATAGGAGTGTCAAATTTTAATTCTACAACTTCTACAAGATAAGATCGACCCGATTCAGTTTTTCTAAGAAGAAGTGATACAAGATTACCTCTTACAATAAGATCTAGCTCTATATCCTTATCTTTCAGAGAAATAGGAAATAGAAGAGAAGTAGAACTTTCATAAGAAACGTGAACAGAACCAATTAAAGAATCGGCTTCTGAATTTGTTTTTTGATTTTCTACTTTTAAAAGTTTCATTTTTTATAGCTTTTTAGGATTTTTGCTGCTTCAGCAATAGTAGCTATATTTTGAGATATCATTATCTCGAAAAGTCTTTTTATTTCTGATGGTTTACCGAACATTTTAATCTCCTCTTTTTTAATTTAGAAAATTATAACTAAACTATTCTTAAAGAAAGCTTAAATTTAATCTTCAAAACTAAATTTTTTATCTCTTATTTTATAGTATGAGAAGCAATTCGGCTTCTCAAGTTTTAAACTGACTCTATTATTAGTGAACAACTAAACTCTTTATCTCTGTATCATACTTTTTTATTTTCCAACAAATCACCCATTGCCGAAACTATATAAAAATCAACCTTCTCCACCACCATAACCACCAGATCCGTTACCGTCTCCGTAACCATATCCAGCGCCATAACCATCTCCATTGCCATAACCGTCTCCGATACCGTAACCAACACCATCGCCATCATTAAATATAGAACCTTGACCGTTTGCAGAACCGCAACCTAGTCCACAGCCGTATCCAGATCCGTTACCATCTCCAGATCCGTTACCATCTCCAAATCCAAACTGTGAACCAAATCCATCACCAGTACCATTACCGAATCCGGAACTTTTATTAATGTGTCTATCTAACCACATAACTTTTTTGACTTTTTATGTTTTCTATCGCAACATCAGTACAAGGAATTATCTCTATTGGTTGAAGCCATACTTTTTCTACAGCTTCGCATACTTTACTACTATTATCTAGACCGGCAATAGATACTTCACTTAGACTAATACCTTTATTAGCTGTTTTCCAGTAATAAAGTCTTCTAGCTTCTCCTAGAATAATTTCATTACCTTCTTTTTGTAGTACCTTGCCAAACCATACTCCAGCAGAGTAAGTTCTTATGATAGAATATGTTCCTACCATTTCATTACAGCCTTTAATTGTCATATTCTCAAACAAGCACTTAAGTTCAGTTATTTGTTCTAGAGTTAAATCTTTTATATTAATCATTTCTTATCCTTTATTTAAAATTTCATCTTGGTCTGAATCATCTTCCCAGTCTCCATTACCACAGCCAAAACCACTACCACAACCATAGTTACGACCATAACCAGAGCCGCCGCCACAGCCATAGTCGTTACCAGAACCAGAGCCACTACCAGATCCATCACCGTCTCCATCTCCATAACTAGTGCCTTCGCCCGAACCATAACCAAATCCATATCCATCACCATATCCATCTCCCATTCCAGAACCACTACCTGAACCTGCACCATAACCGCTACCAGATCCGTCGCCGAATCCAAAACCGAAGTCTATACCTATATTTTCATCAAGTAGCATAATTCTTATCCTTTAAACTTAATTGCCATCGCCTCTTCTTATTAAATCTCTTTCTTTTATTGTTTCTCTCTTTTCGTATTGTTTTTTACCTCTACAAAATCCAACTTTTAGCCTAATAACTGTTTTTTCGTCTTGATATAACTCGAGAGGTATAATAGTAGTTCCCTTTTCAGAAAGAAATTTCATCATTTTCTCTCTTTCTTTCTTAGTACAGAGAACTGTCTTTAACCTTGTAGGATCGTCAACCTTTCCTATATGAAATTTCGTATAGACACCTTTAGAGTCAATCATACAATATTCACCTTTTAAGTTCGCTCGGTGTTCTCTGATGGCCTTTACCTCTTGTCCAAAAAGTATCAAGGAACACTCAAGCTCCTTTTCGATTGTATAATCGAATTTCGCTTTTGTGTTCTTAGCGAATGATATCATATACCTAACACCTGTTTAGATAGTTCTGATAGACTTTTAGGATTATACAGACCATCAAAATTTTGTTTAAAATGAGCGTTTATTTCTCCTAGCGATTTTGGAACAGCAGGAAGAGATTTTTCAGAAACTAGCTTTTTAATTCCATTTACTACTTCATCGTCATTCATTTGTTTTGGAAGATAAGATTCATAAAGCGCCCTTTCCGAGTCTTTCAAATATTCGTTCTTCAACAAGTTTCTAATTACTTGAACACATTCACCGTCAGTACTCTCCCTGTTACCTTTATTCTTTCCTGGAGCCATCACTTCTCCAAGAAGGAACGATAGATCTTCTTTTGTTGGTAAGTTGTTTTTTCTAGCTATATACAAGTCTCCATATATTTTTGCTTGAATACCCATATTAAAATCCTTCCTCTACTTCTTTAATTTTAATATTTTGTATTTTTATTATTTTGTCCGGCTTTATCGTCTCAAAAAGGTCAGTATTATTCCATTCCGCCAACGAATTGTTGATTTTGTTCACTACGCCTTGCTCTGTTTCTTCATCTACATAAAAGGTTTTTGTTACTAGACAAGTCATTACTACTCTTTTTCTCATTAAAATCCTTTACAATAAGTTTCAGTTTTTATTTCACAGTTTCTACCATTAAATGGTACTATTATTTCTACACAGCCAAGTTCTAATAGTTTTTCAGCCAGAATTTTATTTTTTCTACCCGCAGCTCTATATTGAGCACCGTCATCAATATAATTATAGTAATAATCGATTTGGTTAGCAAGTTCAATAGCTTTAGCTATATTTTCTTCTGAAACGCCTTCTTCGAAAATAATTTTAGAAGTTTGGAAAGTTTTGATATCGTTTTCGATAGTTTTCATTTTCAAGCCTTTTTACTTAATTTGAGAAATTATAACTAAAAATTTCTTAAACTAATCTTAAATTTCAGCAAAATTAAAAATTAAGGTTAATTTAAGAAATGGTGGACGATACGGCATCGAAGCCGTGTTATCCTGATATCTTCGTTAAGAAATAGTTAAAACAAAATCGCACTTGAAACGATTTTGAGTTCAAATAGGAGTTTTACAATGTTTTTAGAGAAAAGTGAAAAGAAAGGAAAAGAAAAAATTCAACTTCGTAGCAAAAGGAGTTGTTTCTTGTTAAGCTGCCAACTCCGCTGCAGGTTTAAAGTTTGTATTGTTTGCACTTATTTGTTTTCAAGTGTATTTCTTACCTACACAATAACAGGATCTTACCCTTAACCGCCCGTGTTTAAATGGAAGCTGGTTTCATTGTTTAAGCAATGTTCCCAGCTGAGACAACAACTATACGCACACCCTTAAAACTATGCGATCCTTTGCTGCCGAAGGATTTCTCGAGACATTGAAGTAGAGGTGCACTTACTTCTGAATACTCAATGAGAAATTATTCGAATGACTTTCTTCGATGGCTATTCTCGAATAGCCATCGAAGAAAGTTATTAAGTGCTTCATTAAACAATCAACGGGTAGTTACTCCCGTGTATCCATCTAGCCTCTTCCTATCATTGAAAGAGGTTACTGATAACTAAATGGACTTTTTATTAAGCACACAGTCAGCGGCGCTATTTGACGCCGCATATCCGTCTAGCCTCTTTCGACAAAAGAGGTTACTGGCAACTAGATGGACTTATTTCTAAAGCCTAGCACAAAGGTGTATTATTCGGCTTTAGATCGTTTTATTTTGTAGCGTTTGCTTCAGCTTTTTTAGCTTCAGCTGCTTTTTTTGCTTCAGCTTTTTTAGCTTTTCTTTCTTCAGCTTTTTTAGCTTTTTTTGATTCGACTTTTTCAGTTTTGTTTTCATCAGCTTTTTTAGCTTCAGCTGCAAAACCTACAGAAGCAAGACCAGCTATAACAAGAAGGCTTACAAGAACTTTTTTCATTTTTATCTCCTTTTATATAGAAAGCGATTATTTATCACTTTCTAAAGTCAAATTATATTCTAAAAAAGTTTAAAATAAAAAGTTTTTTAGAAATTATTTTGAAGTCAACTTCTATTTCGGATGATATCAAAAACTTTGACTTGTGAACGCTTCAAATAATTCATTGTCTTTCATTAGCGTGCTTTCGGCTGGAGAAGTTTCTTCTATTGTCCCAGCGGCGTCGAAGAATTGCATTCGTTTAAAGTTTACGCCAATCAATATTTTAGATAGGTCGCCTGTATTCCTATTTTTTCTAATTGATAGAATTATCTGTCCATTCTTTCTCATTTCATCGTTAGATATCATAAGAGTAAGAGTGTCAGCTGTCATAACAAAACCGAGAGAATCTGAAACGGTGTCCTCGGTTGCATCTATATTGCCGTAAGAACTTCTATTCAACTGAACGGCTGTCACAACTGGTAAATTTTGTTTCTTAGCAAATCCGTGACACTCTTCGGCAACAGATTTCATAAGGCTATAAGTGTTACCGAATGTTCCTAAACTTCCTCTTGAAGACTTCATCAAGCCTATATAGTCTATAATAACTAAATCAGGTACAAAGTCCTTTTTGTTCTTAAGGTCAGTTATAAGACCATTAAGAGTCACAATATCCATAGATCCAGCAGGATACTCTTTAATTACAAGTTTTCCTAGTTGTGGTCTAACTTCTTCAAATTTCGATTTCAAGACTGTTTTGTCTATTTTCGATAACTCAAAAAGATCTATATTAAGAATATTAGCATCTATTCTTTTCGATATTTCTAGTTCTGACATTTCTAGTGTAATATACAGAACATTCTTTTTCTTTAATAAGTTAGAAGCTGCTGTATGGACCAAAAGAGCAGATTTACCTCCGTGTGATGGTGAAGCAAAAATGTTTAAAGTCTTTGGTCGGAAGCCGCCTAGTTTCTTATCGAACTCTCCAATACCGGAAGTATATCCGAAATTCTTTTTATTATAGTACTCGATCCTTTCAGATATTTCAGAATTATAATCGTGTCCTATATCAGAATCAAAGTGTATCTTAAGGGCTTCTTCTATCATAACAGGTATTTGAGTAAGCTCACCCTGTTTTTGCATTATTTTAGCCGAAGAAAGAATAGCGTCTTGTAGTTCTTTTAGCTTGACAAACTTTTCAGTTTCTTCAACCATATACTGCAAATTATGTATAGGAGTTGAGTCAACGAATATTTCTTTGAAATGACTCAGAATGCCTTTTTGAAAATCTCTAGACTCAGAGTATTTTGGATCATTTTTTATAAACAGACCTATTTCTTTTGGTCTAGGGTATTCTTCTGTCCTTTCAAAATAAGACTTTATAGCCGAAAAAATTTCAGCGTTTTCGACTTTAGAAAAATGTGTTCGCTTTAAATGAGTGAATACCTTACTGAAATATTCCGGGGAATAAAGTAAGGAGTGTAGAATTTGTTCTTCCATGTACATCCTTTATGGAATATTTTATAAAAATCTATTTTAAATATTTGAAAAACTCTTGGACTATGGATACAATGTCTTTCTTATAGCTCTCGTGATTTTTATCAAAAAGAATACCAAAAGCTTTTTCGTGACCATCTAATTCTTTAAAGGATTCTTTTCTTTTACAAATATCTTCTAGTATACTCTTAACATCAAACTCTTTAGTATTTAAACTATCAGATAATCTTACAGAGCCTCTTCCAAAAAGAGTCATATTAATGAATATATCATAGTCTTTTTCATATTCTTCTCTTATTAGATCTATAATATATTCATTTGTTGAAAATGCTGCTACACAGTTCTTTTCGAAAATTATACCTCCAGAATTCTTATATTTCTCGAGAGTTCTTTTATTTTCTTCGATTTTATTTTTTATCATTTCTTCGTGTTCTTCAGAAAATAGTAAATAATCTGAAGCTATCATATCATCAATGAGTTTAACTATGTTTTGAAACCTATACTTTTCACAAGTTGTAAGTCTGAAAAGTTTAAATCCTTTTTCAAAGAAAATACTATCTCTATCGAAGATATCATAAGCACTTATATGTTCTATAAATCTTTCAAGCTTTGAATTTTCTAGATTCCATTTTTTCTTACAAGCTAGGAAAGTAATTTTACTAGCTGACATTTTATTTGTATGTAAAATTATAAGGTTTTTAGTTTGATATTTCTTAATATTAAAATCATAATTATGATGGTCGAAAAAATAAAATTCTACATTAGGATATTTGTTAGATATTTCCTGTAGAGTAATTAAATATTTTTCGTTTTTAAACATTAAGTCAGTAATAAAAACCTTAGAATACTTTCCTGCTATTGAAGAAAGAATATTAAGTGTTGGTTCTATATGAATATATGAAATATTTCTAAGAGATACCTCTTCATCTGGAAATGTTTCTATTACACAAGTTTGACATCCTATACCATCAAGATCTGTATGACTTATATGTAAAATCATTTCTTTCTATTCTTTCTTTTTTCTATTCTGTGATGCTCGAATTTTTTCATAATCCTTTCCTTTTCTTCATCACTCATTAACTCTAAATATTCTAGTGCTGTTTTTTCTGAACAGTTAAAATAATCCATTATATTTTCTAACTCTTCTGTCTTAGATATTTTTTTAATTGATGGATACTTTAAATACTGAATTTTCGGCATAGAATATCTAACAAGTTGATATTGATTTTCAATCGGCACTTCTGGGTAAACATTAATAAAGTTTACTATAAGAGCACCAAAAGGATGGTTTGATAAAAATCTACAAAAGACAAAAGAAGAAATGTCTTTTATTTCTTCTTCTGTCGGATAGAAGTCTTTTTTAAATGCACTAGACATTACATTCCACGAATTTCTTTTTTCCATAACTTGTATTTTATCCTATTTTAGTTTAAAATTGTAGACAAATCGAGCGGAGTATAGTTCGTATTTTCTACAGAAACGCAGATACCCTGAGTCGACTTAAAATGTGTGTTATGGACGTGTCCAAATATGTTTATTGGATTTTGTTTACCAGATTTCCATTCTTCCCATTCTTTTTTATACTGCTGGAAGGCTTCTTTATTATCGAACACTTCGTATTCATCAACAACAGGAATATGTGAGAAAAATACTCTTTCAGTTTTAATAAACTTTATGAAAGCCTTAAAACCACATTCGTTTATATAAAATGAAGAGTCGAAATGGTCGTGATTTCCTTTTATAAGAATTATATTACCGTTAAGGCTTCGACAAAGTTCGCTTAAAGAATCCTTTCTGCCTTGTAACCCACAAGAAAGGTCGCCAAGATGGATTACCGTGTCTTCAGGAGAGACTACAGAATTCCAATTTTTAGCGATAGTCTCGTTCATCTCATACTCATCAGAGAATGGACGAGAGTTGTATCTGATACAGTTAAAGTGAAAGAAGTGTGTATCAGATATAACAAATGTTTTTGGCATTATTTAAGCTTTCGGTTGTAAAATAGTTTTTATCCATTCAAGCAATGTGATGACAGCGTGCGCAACAGCAGCAACAAGAGTTGTACCTGTCATACCTGTAATAGCAACATTTGACATTACATACCAAAGAAGAGCAATTTTCAAAATTCCAAAAACCATAATAAATGGAAGTAACACCGTTCCGCCTAAAGCACCGAGAACTGTTGACAAACCTTTATTATTCCCGACAGAAGAGCCTATTGCAGCTCCACTAAATACAAGAATCAAAAAAGCAATAAAGCTAACAATACTGAAGCCAACTAACGAGACCCAAAACATAGCTGTATAAGCAGAAACAAATCCGCTACCGAAAATATAGAAAATCACACCGATTAGATAAATAAACATTTTGTTTCCTTTTTAATTTTTATTATAGCGGATTTTATTTTAAAAAAAACTTTCACGAGAAAAGTTCTTTCATTTTTTCTTTAGCCTCGTCCCAACTTCCAGTCATAGTACCAAAAGAATATTCTGAGACAGTACTTTCAAAGAAATTAGTGTAAGTAGTCAGACTCAACTGATTTTCCATCCAAGGAAGAGGATTTTCTTTGATACCGTAGTTCGGTTTGAGTCCGAATTGTTTTAATCTTTGATCAGCAATATATCTTACATAAAGTTTCATTTCATCTTTAGTAAGATTATTCAAGTCTCCTAGTTTGAATACATAATCAATATAATCTTCTTCTTTAGCTACAATCTGTCTGGCAGCTTCGTAAATATCTCTTTTAAAATCATCATTCCAGATTTGTCTATTCTCTTTTATTATAGTTTTGAATAACCAAGCGTTGCCGTCGATGTGACAGTTTCCAGTAACAGAAACTTTGCCATTACTTCTAATAACAAAAGCTTTTCCTGGAACAGTTGGACAATAGAAATTTTTTTTATCTGTATTTTCAAGCTTTGTTTTTTCTATTTTACTACTACCGCCTTTTATAAATTCATCACCTTCCACAAATTCATATTTTTCTGCTATTTCTTCTTGTGCTTTTCCATCTCTTTTAAATACCATTCTATGACCAGGAGTAACTATTTGTTCGACATCATCTGACTCAAATTTATAATAGTAATCTGGACAAGATTTAGTAAAGTGTGTTGGTTCTACAAAAGAATATTCTTCTGTTTCCATATCGAATTGGAGTATTTTTTCTCCTGGCTGAAGATCTTCTATCTTTTTCCAAGAACCATCTTCTAATTGAACTTCCGTACCTTCTATTATACAATTTTCATCAAGGATACTCCACGACAAAACCTTGTTCATACCAGGAAATTTACCATCTCTAGAGAAAGAAGCTAGTATAGCAAACTGAGCAAATAAAGATATACCTTCTACTAAACCAGAATAAACAGCTATCATTCTAGCAACATCTTTTCTGAATTCTATATCAGCTTTTTCTATACCATATTCAGAAACATAGTAATGGAATTGTCTAACTCTTGCTTTATGTATATAATCATATTTTAGAGAAAGACTAGGAATATACTCGTATTCTTTATAGAACTCTTCTGGAAAGCCTAGAGTATCAAGAAGCAAACTATAAGCGTCTTGATGTAGAGATTCTCTGTTTCCGAAGCTTCTCAACATCATTTTAACTTCATTGGGTTTAAATGCTCTAATAAGAATATCATATCCCATACCTACTTCTGTGTCATTTTGAACAAAACCTTGAAATATACTTGTTATTATGTGCTTTTCTTCTATAGAAATAGTAGTCCAGTCTTTCATATCGCCTGAAAGGTCTATCTCTTCGGTAGTCCAGTGAAGGGCTACCTCGTGAGTTTTATATCTATCATAAGCGCTTGGATAATGAAATGGTTTATATGATTTTGAATCAGTATGAAATAAATTATATTTTTTTGACATTTTACACCATCCTTTTTATTGACAAGACAAACAAGTTTCATATTTGTCCATTTCTTGAATTATTTCTCTTTCGTAATTTGAGCTAGCTTTAGTAGCAGATTGACTTCTACAGTAGTAAAGACCTTTTAATCCAGCTTTCCAAGCTTGTAAATGTACATAAGCAAGATAACTTCTATCAACATCGTGATTAAAGAATAGATTTACGGATTGACCTTGGTCAATTTTTTCTTGTCTTACTTTAGCGTGAGAAATAATCCATCTTTGGTCTATTTCGTAAGCTGTTTTGAATACAAGTTTAGCGTCGTCACTCATCCACTCAAGACCTTGAACAGAACCTCTGTCTTTGATTATTCTTTTCCACTGTTTTTCAATCCACTTATCATCTTCGCCATTCTCTTCAGCATATTTCTTGATATACTTTTCAAGATTGACATTTCTTATTTCGTGTTTTCCTGTTTTATTTTCGTGAATATAAGCGTTAGCTATAATAGGATCTATTCCAGGAGACACATTGTCACAAAGAATAGAAATACTTCCAGTAGGAGCAATAGCCATCTTACAGACGAATCTATCAGTTCCATCTCCATATTCGATAGACATAGGACAAGCGCCTTTTTCTTTAGCTATTTCTTTTGACGCTCTATCAGTAGCATCTTTCAAGAAAGTACAAACCTTTCTTTGGAAACCTTCAGCAAGAGCTGACTCGAAAGGTATCATTTTAGATTGGAGATATGTGTGAAGACCCATTTGACCTAGACCAACAGATCTTTCATATAGAGCGGATTTAAGAGAGTTTTGGAAACCTCTCGGTTCACCGAATTTTCCAGATTTAGCTTTTCTTTCAAAATCGTCAATTACATTATCAAGAAGTCTCATAATATCTTCTATAAATTGGTAGTTGTCTTTCCACTCATCGTATTTTGCTAGGTTGACTGAAGCCAAACAACATACAGCAGTGTAATCTTCTGCTACTCTCAACATTATTTCATTGCAGTTTGAAACTAGTATTTCATTAGCGAAAAAATTGTGGTTATCCTCCACAGTTATATCATAAACAGGAATTTCTTCCTCTAAAAATTCTATTTTGAGCATATATTTCTTCCCTTATTAAGATATTTTAAGAACATCAGTTTCATTCAAATCTTTGGCCATAACATAACCTCTGTTTTCTGTCCAAATTTTATGGTCAGGAGTACAAACGATTTGTTTGCCAGATTCAGTATCTGTTATTCTCATTACTTTAGCTTTAGGCGAAGTCATAGCAAAATCAGTAACTTCTTTGAATGAAATTTCTTTTGTTTCAGTATTCATAGACTTTACTTTATCGCCTATTTTTATATCTTTTAGTTTTTTATAGCCTTCTTCTGTTTCTAATATAGAATCGCCAGATAAGCATAACTGTGAAGTTGTTATTTTCCATCCAGCTTTCACATACAATTCATTCAAATTCTTATTAGCGTTTTCCGAAAAGAATAGATAAGGTTCGCCGTGTTGATGTCTCTTAGTAAGAATTTTTGTAAATATGTCAAAAGCATCTAGAGTTTTTACTACACTTCCGTCTTTTCTAGAGTATAGGTTATATGACTCGCCGTTTATGACAGCATTTAAAAACTCATCAGTAAGTTTTACTGCGTGATGTAGTTTAGGCATCCTTCTTTCTATAGAAGCACCTTTTGTAGTTCTCATTTCTATAAATTCTTCTATTTCAGGATGATGTACATCTAGATAAATTGCTTGAGAGGCTCTTCTCAAACCTCCTTGAGAAATACCTTGAGCAATAGACTCGCTTATTTTTAGGAAAGGCATTATACCTGATGTTTTACCGTTCTTAGTTTTAGCGCCTACCTCTCTTACTTCTGAGAAGTCATTTCCTATACCACCTCCAGCAGCACCAAGAACCATAGCCTCATAATATTTGTTAAAGATATCATTAAGAGAATCTGAAGTTTGCTGTACGAAACAAGAAATAGGTAAACCTCTTTCATTTCCTAGATTCGCTGTTATTGGTGTTGATGTTCTAAACCAATTTCGCTCAAAATAGCTATAAAGTCTTTTTTCGTGTTCGGGATTGTCGGCTCCAGCGCGACAAACTCTTTTGTAAACGTCTTCGGGTTTTTCTCCTGCTGCAGGATTCACATACGACTCTTGAAGCATAATTCTTTCAAATTCGTTCATTCTTTTTCCTTTCGTGAGATAAAATGGGGAGGCTATTTATTTTTAAATAACCATCCCTTTGAGTATATTCTGTAAATTATTTTAATATCAGTTCGTCGGTTTCTCTTTAATGTGATCAATAGCTCCAAATTCTAAAGCTTCTTTTGGAGACATCCAACAGTCTCTTTCTAATTTGTCATAAATTACTTCTTTTTTTTGTCCTGTATTTTCACTTAGAATTTCATACAGTCTTTCTTTAAGGAACATAACTTCTTTGTAGTGAATTCCTATATCAGTTACCTGTCCTTGTACTCCCGATAAAGGTTGATGGAAGAGTATACGAGAATTAGGTAAAGTGTATCTTTGACCTTTAGTACCGCAAGAAAGAATGAAAGCTCCCATTGAAGCTGCTTGACCAATACAAACAGTTCTAACAGGAGAAGAAATAGTTCTCATAATATCAACTAGAGAAAAGCCGTCTGTAATTACTCCTCCTGGAGAGTTTATAAGCATAGTTATTTGCTCGTCCGAAACAGAATCAAGATAAAGCAGCTGAGATATCACTGAAGTAACAAGTTCTTCTTCTATTTCTCCTACAAGAAATACTGTTCTATTTTTATTAAATAGTCGGCTATAACAGTCATACTGTTTTTCGCCTCTAGTATTTGATTCAATTGCTATTGGATTTACTATCATAAAGTTCCTTTTGATTTTACTTCTGTGGATATATTACTTTTATGCCGCATTTTTCTAGTAATTCAATACCAGAAAGATCTCTATATGGCTCTTTAAATACTACAGTTTTTATTCCTGATTGTATTATCAACTTAGCACAATCAACACAAGGTGAAAGAGTAACATAAAGAGTAGCTCCTTCAGCAGAATTATTTGATTTAGCTAGTTTAGAAAGAGCGTTCAATTCTGCGTGAAGACACTCTGTTTTAGTAACAAGAAAATGTCCTGTTCCATCACAACGATCACAATCAACCATACCGTGAACAATATCGACTGAACCGCTTCCATTACAATAAGAACAAGTAATTAAGTCTTCACATCTATTATCCATTCCTGAAGGCATACCATTCCAACCCATAGCGATTATGTTACCATCTTTAACAATAACACAACCTACTTTCTTTCTTTCAGCAAAAGACATTAGTGAACATCTTTCTGCTATGTCCATATAGAAATTATGATATTTCTTTTCTTTGTCTGTTAAAGTGTTCATAATATTCCTTTTAAAGGAAGAAATTATAGCTCTGGAAAGTTTAAATTTTAATTGTGTCTCAAAAAGACTTTATGTAACTTAAATTGTATAAATCTTTCTTGGGTTTTTACATAGTTTTTACCACAAATAGAATAAGACAAGCAATATGCTTTTTCAAATATTACTCTATCACCTTCTTTGATATTTTTTACTTTTTTACCAACAGCAATTACAGTACCTTTAGCTTGTCTTTCTGAATCAATTCTTTCACCTTCTTCATCAGAAGTATCAAGTTCATCAGAATCAAGCTCTATTACTATATCTCTTTTGTTTAACCATAAAAGAATTGATTGTGTTTCTTCTGACATATTCTTCCTTTATTGAATCTTTGGTTATTAGATTTCTTTTCAAGAAGAATTATAGCTAAAATTTTCTTAAATTTAACTTTAATCTTTTAAGAAATTTTTAGCTTAAAAAGTTTAATCCATTTTGAGTTGAATATGTTTCTCCAGAATCTGTGTATACTTCTTATCACCAACAGTGTAATCGATACCGAACTCTTTTCCAAAAACTACTTTATCACCGACTTCGACCTCTTTTACTTTACTACCAACAACAACTACAGTACCTTGAGTTTGTCTATCTAAAACAGATCTATTTCCTACTCCAGTAATAATACCAGACTCAGTTATTTGTTCGTACGGATCAAGTTCTATTACTACATCTTTTTTATTAACCCATCTAGGAACTGAAGGAAATTCAAACATATTTTCTCCTTTCTAAAGTAAATCTTCACCTATTTTCAAAAACTCTTCAAATTGATAAATGAAATAGTCTTTATATAGAGAAACTATCTCTAGTTCATAGTAAATTTTCGAGAAGACTATTATAGGACAGTTATTGTATTTTACAATTAGAAGCGGCTGTTTTTTAGCATTTTCGGCGTCAGTTTCAGCTTGTTCTAGCCAAGTATCCCATTGTGTGACTTTGCCTTCTATAATAGACTTAAATGATGGAGGAGTTTTATACGCTTTACACTCAATAGTAAATCTAAAGTCTTTAGGAGTGATTATATCTCCAAAGTCTTGGTGTTCTTCTAAATGTGTTTCAGTTCTAAATTGATTTTTTCCGCCGAAGAACGCACCAGAATTAGCGTTTCTATAAAAAGATTGTTTCTTCCCGTAATAGTCTTCGAAAACTTCTGATAGTCTATTTGCTACTATTCTTTCGAAGCTATTACCTTTTTGTTTGCTGTTTATTCCCACAAAAATCCTTTCATATTTTTATTTTAACTTATTTTAGTTTAAAATTATAACCAAAACAGATAACCATTAAAGGAAAGATCTAATGGAATTCCGCTAACAATTCTTACAGCGCCTACTCCGTAATTACTAGAAGAGTCTGTAGACGGAGATCCATAACCGCTTGAACCATTCCAAGTTCTTACATAAATGCCGTCTCCGCCACCATCTCCGACACCGCCGTAACCAGTTTGGTATGTACCTCCTCCATTTCCAGCAACAAAATATGGAGAAATAAAAAATGAAGTCTCTCCAGGAGTATTTGAGTTATTTGCTGTAGTACCGCCTTTTCCTACTTTAACAAGGTATTGTGTTCCTGGAACAACAGGAATATTTGTTTTCCATCCTATTCCTCCACCAACACCAGAACTTGTGCTAGAACTATAGCCTCCGCCGCCTATACATAGTGTTGTAACTTTTGAAACTCCGACAGGACAAGTCCAATAATAAGTACCAGGAACAGTAAACCTATCATTAACTTTTACTGTTGTATCATTATAAAACATTATTTTCTCCTAAAAAGGTTTTTAAAAAAGATTTTGATTTTATCTAAAAGAGTTATTTGTTTCACATCATTCTGTAAATTTGTGTCAATCTCAGACATTACCCACAAATCTAATATATCTCCTGATATATCTTCATAAGGTAAACAAATAAAACCATTATTTCCCCACTGAGAACTCCAAGAGTTTTCTATAATTAGATTATCCCCATCATATCCTACTATTACCATAGTATGACCGCCTTTATCTTCGCCTCTAGGTGTAGATTTAAATGCTTTTACTTGTTCTTCAAATACACTTTGAACACCAGCAGAGAAAAATCTATCGTCAATATTCATTCCTATTATTATAGGTTTCTTTTCACAAATTGCTTGTTTGATTGATTTTAAAGTATTGTCTTTTTGTTCAATAATTCTTTCATATTTCAATACTCTGTTCTTTTTTGCTTCATCTATAACAGATTGAGGCGGTTGTGTTTCAATATTATTAAGATCGAATTTCCAATGATCTTCTGGACATATTCCGTAAGTATAAAGACATTTACATACATCTCTTGTATATGCTCCATTATCTTTACCTTCTAAATTTGAATTTCCATTTCTCAACCAATAATATAAGAATAGTCTAGAGGTTTGAAAGAAGTTGTTTTGCATTTTTAGATGAATTTCAAAAGCTGAAGTTCCAGCGTGAGCTGTACAACTATGTGTTTGTCTTTGGTCTTCTATTACTTCAACATAGTCTTTAAGCGAAAAGGAATTGACTATCTGAGTATTTGAAGAGAAAATATAGTCTCTATCATCTATTAGATCTTTTAGAATTGTTGGTTGCATACTTCTATTCCTAATGATATGATAGAATTATTTATTTAAAGCGGATTGTTTGAAAGAAAGTTTTTAACAAAACAACTTCAAAGAGAAGATATTTAATTAAAAACTTAGAGTCCAAAGAGGACTCTAAGAATGAAGGCTATTAAGCACCTAGTACAGTACTTGTTAGAGAAACACCGAATGTTCTAGCGTAATTTTCTGGGTTAAGAGGGTTTTTGCTTAGAGCATACCTAGAAGCAGCGATTAGAGCTGGTTGACCAGATTCAGGATTTACAGTTTTGATAAAGCTTACTGGGACATATGGGCTGTAGAAACACATATTGTCAGCAGCAGTAGCACCTTTGTAAAGTGTAGTTACATAATCAGCTTCAGCAAAGTTGTCAACTATAACATTGTATTTACCGTCAAATGTACCAACTTGAGAAGCAAGTGATAGACCATCAACATTGTTAGGAACTGGAGAAAGAATGAAACCACCGAGAGCAGAAAGCATAATAGAAACTTTTGGAGATACTACAAGAGTATTACCAGCGCCTCTTCTTGTCAATCTACCGATTTCTCTAGATTCAGCATCAATTTTAAGAGCTAGGCTTCTGTATTTTTCTATTTCCCATCTACCATCATAAGAGTGAACAGTAGCGTCAGAAACAACAGTAGCTGTATTGTTTACATAAGTAACAATTTCCCTATCAAGTTCAGCTTGAAGTTCATAAGAGATAAGGTTCATCAATTCGTTTTCAGCATTTAGACCGTGAACTGCTTGAAGGTCTTGGAACATTTCAACAGTGTATTTTGCTTTTAGTTTTCTGGTTGTTGTTTCTACCATTTGTCTAGCTATTGTAATACCTAGTTCTTTCATATCAGTGCCAAGTTGTTCACCTACGGCTGTAGAAACAGGACCAGTATAGTTTTTAAGCACTCTTGTAAATGTAGCTTCGTTTGAGAAAACAGCAGTTACAGTAGTTTCAGCAGCAGAGAAAGGATTAGCATTGTCAACCGCATCACCAGCAGCAAATACGCCAGAAACATTTTTAACAAGTAGTTTGCTTCCTTCTATGTAGATAACTTTACCAGCTTTTTTATCAGAAGTTGATATATCACCGCCTACTGTAAATTTAGTAGATGCATCAGCAAGATCAGTTACAAGGATTTGTGCGTTTGCTACAGGAACAATTGAGTTATCGCTTGTGCCAGTATATCTAGTTGTAAGAGCATAGATATAACCTGTTGGTCCAGGAAGTGGAGCAACACCAGTAAGAGCGTTAGCGATTAGATTTGGGTGAGTTCTTCTTACAAGAGGAAGAAGTATATTTGTGAAAGTTTGAATATCGCCAGATACTGTACCTTCGCTTATAAGTTTTTGAGCTTCTTTAGCTGTGTTTTCAAGAAGCGTCGCCATAACTGATTTTTCAGATTCTCTTAGAGCAGCAAATTTTTTGCTTTCTAGAGCATCACTGTATTTTTCTACAAGATTTTCCATTTTAGATTTTACTCCTTTAATTTTTATTACCAGTGTTTTTTAGCAATATCAATAACTGATACAGCTTTTTTTGTTTCTTCTTTTACAGACTCAGAAACAACTTTTTCCTCTTCTTTAGCTTCTGAACTAGTAAATTCAAGAGCTTCTTTAATAGATTTTAGTTGTTCCATAAATTTTTCTACAGATTCTACATCAGTAGATTTCAATTCCACAACTTTTGCAAGTTTTGCGAAATTTTCGGCTTGAGGTAGAGTTAGACCTTCAGATAGTTCTTTTATAAGTCCTATCTTAGACAGTTCTATATATTTAGCTTTTAGAGCTTGATGTTCTTCAAATAGTTTATCAAAAGACTCTTTCAACTCTTCAGCTTCTTTATCTTTTTTACCTTTACCTTCTTTTTCTTCTTCAGTTTCACCGTCTTCTTTATCTTCTTCGTCTTCTTTATCACAAGCTTTCGCTTCGGCAATAGTGATTCCGAATTCGCCAGCGAGCGCCTTTACTGATTCGAAAAGAGCTGCTTTTCTCAATTCAACAACTTCTTCTGCGGATTCAATAAGGAATTTTTCACTTAGTTCTTGTGTAAGATAGTCAAAATAGTTTTCAACTTTTTCAGAAAGAGAAGTTTTAAATTCTTCCTTTTCAGCTTCCATAGATTCGACAAGCGCTTCTTTTTCTTTTTCAAGACTTTCAGCTACTCTTTGTTCTACTTCTGCGGAAAGAATTACTTCTACTTTTTCTTTAAGTTCGTCGGTAAAAACTTCAGAGTCAATAGATTCAAAAATTGGTTTTAAATTCATATTCTTCTCCGAGTTAGTTTTTCTTTCCGTAAGGATTTAACACCTTTACAAGTATATTTATTTGTGAAGAAAACGGAGATTTTTATCTCCGTTTTAAGAGGGATTACTTTAAGAGGTTTTTAAATTGGTTGAGGATATAAGTTTCTACTAGTTTTCTATCGTAGTCTTTTAGTTTTTTTATTTGAGTAAGTTTACTTTCTATTATAGCTTCTTCTTTTACTTCTTCTATTAGACCTGTAGATTCATTAATAGTATAAGTCTTATCAGTGTAGATACCTTCTACAAAGCATTCGTATACTCTGTTTAGGTTCACATTGTAGTCTGAAGGGAGAGATACTATGTCAAAATTGATCAATTTATAATTAGTTATAACACCATCATTACCAACATTACCTACTCCTCTAGAAGAAACACCTATTCTGATACCTTCATCGATTAAGTTTTTTATAATATTAGCTTTTGGATTATCTAAAAATTTGGACTTACCTATTACATATTTTCCTTCTATGTCCAATTTGGTTATCTTTGCAACCGCTTCTAGTGGATCTACTGTAGTTCTAGGCGGATGTTCCATTTCCATTAGTGTGTTTACAGTAGAATTTTTTAACTCCTCTTGATACTGAGCAACATTAGACTCCCAAATATGTCTAGGGTAAATTCTTTTGTTTCTGTTCCTTTCTCCTATTGTAGAAAAAACACCTTCTATAAAGATATTTTTTTTACCTTCTGAAGCTTCTACAAGAAAATCTACTTGTGTTTCTTCTGCTTCAACCATTAGTTTTAAGTTTTTCATGTTTATTCTCCTTTTTTCTCCACAGATGCAGGTTTAGAGTTTTTTATTACTTCTCTGTATTTTCTAATTTCAGAAATTCTTTGAGAGACATCTTCTCTAGAAGTTATTCTATTTCTTATTTCTTCTTTTGCCGTAGAAAGAAAATCCGAAAATTTTCCGTTAGCACAAAGATCTACTATATTTTTCATTACTTCTCCTTTATTCGCTTAGTATTCTTCATCGTTTTCTTCTTCATCAGAACTTCCACCGCTGTTTTCAGCTTCTCTTTTTTTCCTTTCAGCAGCTTCTTGATCGATTTCAGTTCTCATCTGCCTAATTTCTTCGTCTGTCATCTTAAGAATATTTTTATTTACCCATAGTTCGCTAAATTTTTTACCTATAAGAGGCTCTACAGTACTATAAGTATCAATTTTCTCTTTAAATGATTCGGTTTCTAGTTTATCAAGGAAAGAATTTTCTTTTGAATATATTAGTTTGAATTGACCTTTGAATTTTTCAAACTCACTTTCTTTCATTTTACCTTGAGAAACTAATTGTCTTTTCATAAGTTCAATGAAAAGTTTATTGAATTGTCTTCTTAGTCTACTAATATATGAGAAGAATTTTATTTCATCTCTAGATACAGTCATTGAACCAAAATCATAATCGGCGGATGTATCGACATTCATTCTAGAGAGAGGAACTTTCATCGCTAGATAAAGTTTTTCTCTTATGTATTTGATGTCATTCATCTCGCCAAGATTTCCAGTTTCATCTAGAGTTTGTACATCTAGACCTTTATTACCGTCTCTTGACATAACCCAATAGTCTTCTACTATCGCATTGACGGCAGAAGTATTTGTTATACTTCCTGTTGACGGATCGTATACCTTTTTATATCTGAATTTATTTTGCATCTCAAGCGCCGCTTGCTGGGCTTTCGCCGCAGGCAGACCAGATATATCCATATTAAACACTCTTCTTGATACAGAGTGTGAAAATCTCATTGGAACTAACATATCTTCCAGAGACTCAAGCATATTAGCTACTTTTATCGCATTATGTAGATTTGAACGAATAACTCCTTGATCAAAAAGTCCTGAATCTAGTCTTATAACTTCTTCTGGAAGAAATGTTATTTCATTTAAGTCTTGTTGATTAAATATAAAGAACTTATTTTCTCTAATTTGAAAATACTTCCATTTATTGTCATTCTTATCAAAATAAAGGTAATAAGGTGATAGTATATTAAGAGATTTAATTCCTCTATTCAAATTTTTATGATATTCAACTTGAATATTTAGTTGACCATCTATAAACCAAGATTGAACCATAGTATAAGAATTTTCTTCAAAATTCAAAAGTCTCAAAACTGATTTTAAGGCTTCCGCAAATGCTTCTTTTATAGAATCTGAAACTTCAGCACTATCATCAAATTGTACTTGTATCGGATCGTCTTTCGCTGCTGTGAAAAGAAACTCATTAATTATTTCATCTATTCCAGCTTGTACATCAGAATATGATGATACTTTTCTATAAGTAGTGATAAGATTAGCTTGTTTTTCAAGAAGCTGTTCTAGTGCACTTTTATCTGAGAAAGCCGAAGTAGTAGAAGAAGGTAAACCATCAAACCAAAAAACTGTATTTGAATAGTTTTCTTCTCCGTGTGTAAGATACCTGTCTACAGTTTGTTGTTGTATGATTGGCATCATTTCCGGTCGTTTTTGTTTGAAAAAACCTGTTTTAAGGCTTTCGTTTAATGATTCAAAAAATCCCATAGATACTCCAAAATATTTTCCTAGAATATTTATCACCTTATTATTCAGGTCCGGAGTTTCACTAAAGAGTCAAAATAAATATATCACAAATTTAATATTGTATCAATAAGTTTTCAGATTTTTAAAGTGTTATAAATATCTCGAAAACTAAGGGGGATAAAATGGCCGGAATAAAATTTGGTAGTGTAACGCCAGATGCTAACACAGATACAGTTTTGTGTAAAGTGCCTGTAGGTAAAACTGCTACTATGACTATAAATGCTTGTAATACGACTTCTGATTCAGCTACTGTAAGTATAACAATAGGCGGAGACGCAATAGAATACAAAACAACTATAGCTGCTAATGATGTGCTAGAAAGAACTGATATGATAGTAGTTTCTGGAGAGAGTGTTGTAGTAAATACTTCTACTGCTGGAGTTACATTTAGAGCTTATGGTATTTGGGGCGTATAAAAATGGGAAGAATTACATCTACAGACCAATTAGCTACCAAAGATTATGTTTCTAGCGCCATTTCTGATACTAAGAAATGGGTAAGTGATAATTATAGTAATGACCACGTCCAAGTAAATCCTGACTGGACAGCTACTAGTGGTGCTGCTCAAATACTAAACAAGCCTACTACTATTGCTGGATATGGTATTACTGATGCTTACACTAAAACTGATGTTGATAATAAAGACTCTAGTACTCTTTCATCAGCTAAATCTTATACAGATACAGCAATAGCTAATCTAGTTAATTCAGCTCCATCTACACTAGATACTTTGAAAGAAATAGCTGATCAACTATCACACGATGAATCAACTGTTTCAGCTTTAACTAATGTGGTAGGTACTAAAGCTCCTATTGATTCGCCTTCATTCACAGGAACTCCTGTAGCTCCAACAGCTGATGCTACTACTAATACAGACCAAATAGCTACTACAAAATTTGTTACAGGAGCTATTTCAGATACAAAAACTTGGATAAGTAAACAGCCTTTCTATAACGCTTTACCACAAGTAAGTTCTGATTGGACAGCAACAAGCGGAGTAGCCCAAATACTCAATAAACCTACTACAGTAGCTGGTTATGGTATCACAGACTCTTACACAAAATCTGATGTTGATACTGCGCTAAAAAGTAAAGCTCCAATTGACTCTCCTACATTTACAGGAACACCGATAGCACCAACTCCAGATGCTAGTACTAATACAGATCAATTAGCTACTACAAAATTTGTATCTGGAGCTATATCAGATACTAAAACTTGGATTAGCAAACAACCTTTCTATAATGCTTTACCGCAAGTAAGTTCGGATTGGAGTGCTACTAGTGGTGTAGCCCAAATTTTGAATAAACCTACCACTATTGCTGGATATGGTATTACTGATGCTTATACAAAAACAGATGTAGATAATAAAGACTCTAGTACACTATCATCAGCTAAATCTTATACAGATACAGCAATAGCTAATCTAGTTGACTCAGCTCCTTCTACACTAGATACTCTGAAAGAAATAGCTGATCAAATGTCAAAAGACGAGTCTGGTGTTTCCGCTTTAACTAATGTAGTAGGTACTAAAGCTCCATTAGACTCTCCTGCGTTCACTGGAACTCCAACTGCTCCAACAGCAGATGCTAGTACAAATACAGATCAATTAGCTACTACAAAATTTGTCGCAGGTGCTATTTCTGATACTAAGAAATGGGTAAATGATAACTATGGTGATGATAAAACTCAAGTAAATTCCGACTGGTCGGCTACTAGTGGTGTAGCTCAAATTCTTAATAAGCCAACTACTATTGCTGGTTATGGTATTACAGACGCTTATACTAAATCTGATGTAGATACAGCTCTAAGTGCTAAAGCACCTATAGACTCTCCTACATTCACAGGAACACCAATAGCACCAACAGCAGACGCTAGTACTAATACAGACCAAGTAGCTACTACAAAATTTGTTTCTGGAGCTATTTCAGATACAAAAACTTGGATTAGTAAACAGCCTTTTGCTGGCGCTCTACCTCAAGTAAGTTCAGATTGGAGTGCTACTAGTGGTGTTGCTCAAATACTAAACAAGCCTACTACTATTGCTGGATATGGTATTACTGATGCTTACACTAAAACTGATGTTGATAATAAAGATTCTAGTACTTTATCTTCAGCTAAATCTTATACAGATACAGCTATAGCTAATCTAGTAAATTCTGCTCCATCAACGTTAGACACACTAAAAGAAATAGCTGATCAACTTACAAATGATGAATCAGCAGTTTCCGCTCTTACAAATGTGGTAGGAACTAAAGCACCATTAGACTCACCTACATTTACAGGCACACCTAAAGCGCCTACACCAACATCTGGAGATAATACTACTCAAATAGCTACTACAGAATTCGTTTCTGGCGCAATATCTGATACTAAAAAGTGGGTAAATGATAATTATGGTAATGGAAAATCTCAAGTAAATGCCGACTGGAGCGCTACTAGTGGTGTAGCTCAAATACTAAATAAACCTACTACAGTAGCAGGATATGGTATTACAGATGTTTATTCAAAGACTGATGTAGATACAGCTCTAAGTGCTAAAGCTCCAATCAGCTCTCCTACATTTACAGGAACACCAATAGCACCAACAGCCGACTCTAGTACTAATACAGATCAAATAGCTACTACAAAATTTGTAGCTGGTGCTATATCTGATACTAAGAAATGGGTAAGTGATAATTACAATAATCAACCGCAAGTAAACTCTGATTGGTCTGCTACTAGTGGTGTAGCCCAAATACTAAATAAACCAACTACTGTAAGTGGTTATGGTATAACAGATGCTTATACTAAAACGGATGTTGATAATAAAGACACTAGTACACTATCTTCAGCTAAATCTTATACTGACACAGCTATAGCTAATCTAGTTAATTCAGCTCCTTCTACACTAGATACACTAAAAGAAATAGCCGACCAACTATCAAAAGACGAATCAACTGTTTCAGCTTTAACTAATGTAGTAGGTACTAAAGCTCCTATTGATTCGCCTTCATTTACAGGTACACCAGTAGCACCAACAGCTGATTCTGGAACAAATACAACCCAAATAGCTACTACAGCGTTTGTAACAGGTGCTATTAATTCATATATACCGTCTAAATTGGCTACAGGTAGAGTTTTAAAAGTTACTGGAGATATATCATTTACTACTCCAACATTTGATGGTTCAAGTGATATTAGTGCTACAGCTACGCTTCCTGATGTAGTTACAGCCGGATCTTATAATTACATCACAGTCAATAGTAAAGGTCTAATAACCTCAGGAACTAAATTACCTGCTTACACACAAGAATTAACTGCGGATGATGGACAAACACAAATTACATTGAATGGACCTAAAGGTTCTTGTTTCGCAGTATTTAAAAATGGTGTAAGAATTCCTTCTACTGCTTGGTCTGTAGATGGAACTACTTTGACCTTTAATGATTCACTATCTAAAGGCGACACTATAATAATAGATAGTTCTAATTAGGTCTGATAGTTATTTTACTAAAAAGACTGAAAATAATATAAGAGTAGCAGGATCTTCTGCTACTCCAGATATGAAAGAGTATCAAAAATTTAATAATGATAATCTTTATTAAAAATGCTTTGAACTTTGATTAATACCACAGAAACTTAAACCTATAAAATGTTATCTATATCTTAGTAAACCTCTCCTAAACCATCATTATATGATTCAAACTTTTTAGTTGTATATAAAACATCATTTAATAAAAATATTTTTTAGTGTAGTATTATATTAAAGTAGAAAAATAAATTTTTTAGCGATTATTATATAAAAGTAAAAAATAAAATTTTTTTAGATAAGAAAATGCTATATGCTATATTCTAAGGACGGCTATAGAAACACAAACTCTTTTTAAACTAATAAATTATATTAAAGTAGAGATAATACTTGAAAGGAATAGTAGGAGTAAAGAAGAAAGAAGAGATATACTGAAGTTGTATATCTCTCTAAATAGTTATCAAATCATTTCTTTATGTTTTCTTTTCTTAACTTTTTCTAAAATAGAAATACCTTCTTCTTTTAAATAAGAATGTTTTGTTTCTTTCTTCTTAGCCTTTTTCTCTTGAAGAAGTTTTATTATAGAACCAAGATCAGAAGGTAAAACTGTCTCGCTCTTAAAATACTTATCAAAATCTTCATCTAAATCGTAGGTATTCCAAACATTCTTAGCTTCGGAATTAGTTAGTGGTCTCAATTTTATAATATCAAACATTCTTCCTTTTCTTAGAAGAGCAACATCTAGATCTTCCGTAGAAAGATTTGATGTTATCAAAAACTTTGTCTTTTTAGTTTTTGTAAATAGACCATCAGTAGTGGTAAGAAAATTAGAAATGAATTTATTTTTTTGATCGTCTATATTTGAATTCACTTCGGCTGTTCTATGAGTCAAGTAATAATCTATATCATCTAAAATAACAAGATCTGGAATTTCTTCACTTATTTCATTCCAAAACTCATCGTTTGAAAGAAGATTTTCATTTTTCAAATAGAAAGCTAAAATTTCTCCAGAAGTTTCTGAATTATCATCTTTCTTTACTAAATCTATATTTTCAAGAAGAAACCTTTGGTAAACATTCAACATTTTAGATTTTCCTAACCCTGGATCGCCTATTACTATCAAAATGTTCTCGTTTGAAAGAAGAAATTGTTTAAACATTTCATCTACATCAATATACGGATAATATTCCTTTTTAAATTCTTTCATTTCTTCTAGTCTATAGTATATGTTGCTACTTCTTCCTAAAAGACCATCAGATCTTTGATAGAATCTTCTTATCTGAATTTTTGTTTGTGATACTTCAACATCAAACTCAGCAAATACTTTATTTACAAATTCTGTTTCTTTAATGTTTTTTACATAAATATCATATTCGTTAAACTCTTCATCAGTTTCTTTTCTGTCGTAAAGTAGATGAAAGAATAATATAAGTTCTCCATCTTCATTATAACCTTTATATTGAAACAAAGTATAATTTACACTAATCGGTCTTTCAATGACTTCAATACGCATTTTCTCTTTAAGAATTTCTACCGCTTCAAAAGCATTTTTTTGTCTAAGAATATAAGTGAAAGCAGTAAAAGAACTATCAATCTGAGAAAGTAAATTTTCTCTAGAAATAAATTCCGGAAGAGAAAAAGCAAGATCCGATGTAGTAGAATGTAATACTTGTTTATTTGTAAGTTCCATTTTTAACCTTTATATTCAATTTGTTGTGAAAGACATAGTTCAGCGCAATACGCAGCTAGAGTAATATACTTGTCTCTTGACCTTTGACTCATATCTAGATATTTCGCTGTAGTCATTATAACAACAGGAATACTTTTCTCTGAAACAATTTTGTCTATTTTGCTATAAACCATAGTATAGAGATGCTCTGGATCAGATAATTCATTTAACAGAGGTCTCGCTTTTGAAAAATCTTTTTTCTTTAATGCTACAATAATCTCGTCAACAACTAAATTTTCATTCAAAATTCTCTCGGAAATTTCTAGTTTTCCGCTAGTAGAATTTTGTTGTAAAATCATTATCATCTTTCTTACTGAAGGATAATAGGTTAGAATAACTTTTTGAAGTTGTTCTTTTTCGTATTCAATACCTTCATTTTCAAGAATGAATGTTAGTCTTTTAAATATTTGAGCACCTAGTTCTTTCTTATTTTTATGGAACATTTCATCAAAATCGAAAGTTACAAGTCTGTTTCTTAAAGGCTCTATTAACTTATCAGGATAGTTTGCTGTAAATATAAATCTTGTGTTTTTGGAGAACTCTTCAATTATACCTCTAAGAGCTTGTTGTGCTCCTCCAGCACTAGAAGAAAGACCATCAGATTCGTCCATAATAACAATTTTTGGAGCATCAGTAAAAGACGCATTAGTAGCAAAATTTGTTATTTTATTTCTTGCTGTATCTATATTACCGTCTCTAGAACAATTTATCCAAAGACTATCAGCTTCAAGATCCTTAAGAATAGCTGTAGCTATTGAAGACTTTCCTAATCCTGGAGTTGACGAACAAAGAAGAAGATTTGGAATTTGGCTTTGTTCTTTAAACTCTTGAAATTTAGCCATAACATCAGAAGGGAGTATCATATCAACTAGACTTTGTGGTCGATATTTTTCAGCCCAAATAAAATGTCTGTTGTCAATTTTTTTCATCGATATCCTTTTTCTTTAGAGTATTATTATATCTGAATTAAGTTTAACAATTTCTCTCTATCAATATAGAGGCTCAAAAATCGTAATCTTTCTTTTTCAAATTTCAAAATTCTACTTGAGTCATCAATTTCTTCAAAGGAAAATAATGGCATTAATAATGAAATCTTATTAGAAAGATATTCTTTCATTATGTCTTTAACATCGAATTCCTTACCATATTTCTCTTCCATATAGTTTTGGTCTTTTGAAAAGTAAAAATTTGGTTTTGAGAAGTAATCTTTAAATCTTTTATATTTGCTTAGGTCTTTTTCAAATTCTTTAAACAAGTTTTTCTTATTGTAGAATGCGCAACAAATCGCCGCTAGCTTAAAGTTTTTTTCAGTCCAGCTCTCATAAAAATTCACATTTACTACATTTCTAAAAAGAATTTTCTTCTTATCAGATACAGATACAAATCTAACAAGTCTACCTTCTTTTCTAGTAAGTTCTACTGACCAATAGATTTGATACTGTTTTGATTCAGGTAACATATTAGAAGTCCTCTAGACTTTCTTCTTCTTTTATTGAATACTTTTTCACATTATGAAGTTTTTCTTCAATCATTTCTTTTTCTAGAATAGCCGTAATACCTCTATCTTTTGAAAGCATTACACCTATTTCTTCCTCGTCAAGTTCATTTTCGTCACAGTAAAGAAGAATAAGTTCTAAAAGTTTTGTATCTTTTAAACTTAGTCCTTTAGTGTTAGCGAAATTTTTTACTTCTTCTATAAATTCTTTTGTATCATTTTTCATCTTTTCCGTTGTCTCCATTTTCACTTATAATGATTTTACTGAAATGTTTACTTTTATCAATAGATATTATCCTATCAAATTCTGAGTTATCACTAACAATATCTGTATTGTGAGAAATTATAATAACATCTTTCTCGTTAGTGTATTCTCTTTTCAAAATCTCAAGAAGTTCCATTCTACCATTATAATCAGCAGAAGAGTCAAGAACTTCATCTAGAACTAGAAGATTGGTTTTAAAGCCATTTCTTAGCTCAATCATTTTGTGGAATGCGAAAAGAATACTAAAGTTTATTCTCATTTTTTCGCCATTACTCATTGAATTATATTCTTTTTCCTCGCCTCTAAGAATTATTCTTTCAGTGAAGTCCTTGTCAATGAATATGTTATAAGAAATTCCGGAAAATTTCTCAAGATACTCATTAATCAACTTGTTGAAAAGTGGAAGTTGCATAGAAATTACAACTCCTTTTAGCCTATCAGAATCAAGAAGGCTTTCAAGTCTTTGATATTTTTCTAATTTAGTTCTATCTTTAGATAATTTAGTTAAGATGGTTTTGATTTGCTCTTTCTTTTCAGAGATAGAATTCTTTAAAGACTCTTCTGATTTTGAAACCTTCGGAGAGCTATCAAGCATTGTGTTAATTTTAATTTCTATTTTCGTTTTTTCACTTAAATGGATGTCAAGCTTCGCTTTCAAGGCTTTAGCATCGTCTAATCTTTCTTTTAAAGAGTTAAGCTTCTTGTTTAATTCAACAAGCTTTGATTTTTGAATTTTTATTTCTTCGTCATTAATTTGAAGATTTTCTCTATGATGATTTAACTCCTCTTCAGAATAGGCTACTCCTAACAACTCAAGCTTTTTACAACCTATACAATGTGAGTATGTTTTTTCTGTTATTTCGAGTTTTTGAATTTCTTTTTCTATTTCTTTTCTTTTTATAGAGAGAGCGCTTAAATTATTTTCGATAGTTTCCTTTATTTTAAGTGCTTTCTCGTAACCATCTTTCAATGGTTTAAATTTTGAAAGCTCTAACTTCATCTCTTCAATGATTTTGTTTTTATTATCAAGCTCTTCTTTGAGTAGTGCTTTCTCGCCCTCTTTCTTAAGCTCGTTTTCTTCTATAAGTTGGTTAAGAATAATTTGTTCTGACTCTAGAGTTTTCTCAAGAGTTTCTTGTTGATAGGTATATTCTCTGATTAGAGTTTTTTGATTACCTAGTTTTTCTTTTAATCTTATTTTTAGGTCTTTAAATATTTCGGTGTCAGCAATAATTTGAAAGACATCTTCTTTTTCTTGTTTATTAAGATCTAGAAACGCTTTAGAAGAAGAAATATTAGCACCTAGAACAATAAGTTGTCTAAAAATATTTTCAGAAACTCCGCCCATAAGAGTCTGAGTAAGAAATTCTTGCTGATTTTTATTATGAGATAGTTGGTCTAATAATTCGCCATTCTCGTAAATCTCAAAAACTTGAGGTTTCAGACCTCTTCTTATCTGATACTCTTTCCCATTATAATCAAAAAACAACTCAACAAGCAATTCCTTCTCGTTGATATTGTTTATCAAAGATTGTAACTTAATCTTTCTATAAGGTTTGCCAAAAACAGCGAAATAAAGAGCCTCTATACCTATCGAAGACTTCCCTGAGCCGTTATGTGAAACTACCAAATCAAGTCCGTTTTTGTACTTGAATTCGGTAAAAGAATTTCCGAAACTTAAAAAGTTCTTAACTCTAATCTTTTTGAATTTAATCATTTACTTTCCAGTATCGCTAGGAATTCTTCTTTCAAATCTGTATTTTCAGTTTCAAAATATGATATCAAAAGCTCTATTGTTGACTTGTTTTGTATCATTTTACTTGTAGTTTCAGACATCTTTATTGATAATTCAGAAACTTCAACATTATTAACAAAGTCGAATTTAACATCATTAGATTTTAATAAAAAGAGCGCTTCGTCATATAGATGGTCTTTTGAATCGTTTATAATAAATTTTATCGTATTTTGTTTTAACAATTCAATTTTTTCTTTTATTTCAGACAAATCCATCTCAAATACTTTTCCTGGAATTAAACCTTCTATTTTATACGGCTTTTCATCAGATTCGTGATAGAGAATTTTGATAAATCTTTTCGAAAAGGTATTTGGGAAAAATTCTAGTTCTTCTGTTTCAAAGTTTAAAACATAGAAGCCTCTTTCTGTGTCAAAATCACCCCAATTTATTTGGTATGGTGTGCCTACATAATAGATATACCCATCAGAGTTCTTTAAATGGTAGTGTCCTGAAAATACTATTTTAGCGTTCGGATAAATCTTTTTTAAAAAGTTTTTATCTATTTTACTATGCTCGTCTACGACATTCTTCAAAATTTCGAAATTCTTAATTTCAAAGTGTCCTATAACATAGTCAGAATTCATTTCTTGAAGCGTTTCATCAGGTAATATCCAAGGAATAAATGCTACAGTCTTTCCAAAGAAGTTTATTTCGGTCGGCTCGGATATAACTTTAAAATTTTCTGTTTCAAAAAGAGATGTAGAATTAACGCTTCTTTTGTTCTTAAAATATATGTCGTGGTTACCTAGAACTTCCCATCCGATTATATTATATTTTGGTAAGAGAGCTATAATCTCGTTTTTCGCTCTATATAGAAAATTGATGTCTATTGTTCTTCTATTATCGAAGAAATCTCCACAAAAGAAAATATTTTCTATTTTCTCATTATGAGCGAATTTCAAAAGGTTTTCAAAAAAAGCCTTTTGTTCTTCAAAGACTCTCTCGTCGAAATTCTTCATTCCAAAGTGAAGGTCGCCGACAATTATAGCCTTTTTATTACTCATCATTTGCCCATTCATCAATAGATTCTATTCCTAGCTCTTTTAAAATCTCATCGTCACTCATTTTGATGATATCTTTTACATTTTTTTTCTTATTCGGATTTTTATAGAAGTCAAATTTTTCTTTAGAATATTTTTGGAGTACAAGATTTTCAAATTTATTTTCTCTTTTTAGTTTTTCAAAAAGTTCAAAAGAAACTTCAGCTTCTTCTAGTAGTACTACAAGAGTGTCGTGTTTTATTTCTTCAGGTTGTTTAATATCGTTTCCATTCTTAGAAACAACGACATAATATGTTGGAACAATCTCTTCCTCTTCTTCATAACTTTTTCTTAGAAGCTTTTTTCCATATTCTTTGATTACTTCATCAAGCTGTGATATCTCTATGCTTCTTTCCATTATTTTTTCATTTCGTCTTTTCTGATTTATTACTTCAACAAATGATTTAAAGCAAATCTCAGTAAGATATGCAAAGGCTTTTACTGGTTTATTAGTTCTTTTACTAATCTTAGATTCGTCAAAATTTCTATAATAAAGAAGGCATCTCATAACAGCATTTGAAATCATATCGGCTTTCCATAGGTCAGAATAATTGGAGAAACTAGGCATCCTCGTCATATTGTTTGCTATTGAAATAAACATTTCACCTAGAGCTTCCTTTGAATGTTTTGGATCTTCCTTACATTTTCGAAGTTCTAAAAGTAGATCTTCTTCTTTTAAATAAACCGCCATTAATTTTAATTCCTATAAATAATATATTGATATTATTTTACCTTAAAGAAGTTTAAAATTATGAAAAAAACTAAGGACCAATTATCGGCTGAAGCATCATTAAGAATGGTAAGAAGTCTTATTATGAAAGAGACAAGACCTCTGGATAATAAGAATCTTGCTCCAGGAAACCTTGTTTTCTTTACATACGATGCTAAAGATAAAACTAATAGATGGGATAGAACTCCAATGGTATTCTGTCTCAGGCTGTCATCAAACTATCTTTTGGGATTAAATTTCCATTATCTACCTGTAAGAAGAAGAAAAATTTTATATCAATATCTCTTTTCTCTATACGGAAAAGAAATAGAAAAACAACAAAGGATTGTTTTTAGCTGGAGTCAAATAAGAAAATTCGTTTTAAAGCTAGGAAAACCTGTTTTAAGACTTTATATAAGAAAAAGAATAAGTAAAAGAGGTGTTAAAATCCCTTTCAATCTTCATCAACAAGCAATAGAACTAAGAGTAGAGACTTTCATAAAAGGAGCGCCTAAAGGAGAAGTCTTATTCGCAAGAGCATCAAAGGCTATGAAAAAGAGAGGTTAAGATTAACCTCTCGGTAAGTCCTTTTCTCTACAATGAACTGTTCTAGAGGTTCTTCTTCCGCCTCTACCGTTGTTTTCTATGATGACATACATACCAACACCTTTCTCAGTTCTTTTTTTGTGGTTAGAACCTTCGATTTTTTGACCAACACAGTCTCTTTTACACTCTGAAATTTTTCTTATTTCCATACGAATTCTCCTTTTTTAGAACATAGAATTATAAATAATAAAGGTTTAAAATAATCACACAGGTAAATCTTTTTCGGTGAGAACTTTAAATGTTATACCATTTTCTTCACAAAATTTTTGAGCTGCTTCCCATTTACATCTATTTTGTTCTACAGTGATAGCGTTCTCGACTAGTCTTTTTTTATTTTTTGTAGCTTTGATTTGCATATCTTTTGAAGGTTTTATTTCTATAAGGTATTTTTCAATTATACCGTTCTTTTCTATCTCAACATAAAAATCGGGAAAATACCTGTGGATTTTGTTGTCTATTGTATATAGATATGGTATAACAATTTCTTCGCTTGCCCATTTTACTACAGCGTCGGTAAAATCACACCAACACATAAAGAGTTTTTCCCAAGAAGAGCGATAGTAGATTTTAGAGACATCCCCAGCGTATTTCTGGGGATTTTTTGGTACATAAGTACCTTGACAGAACTTAGACAACTTGTATTAGAACCCAATCGCCGTCTGATAGAGTACCAGGAATGAATGAAATTTCTTTTGTGTGATTATTAACAGTATATGTTAAACTTCTCAAAATGACACCGTTTCTATAAACGAAAATAGAAGTCAAATCCATATCTGATGGAACAGAAATTACATTATTATCTTCAGAAGCAATATAAGTATGTTCGTGTTTTTTTATTTTGTTTATTGAATTTCTTATTGAAACAAACGAAATAATATCGCCTGACTTGAGAACTCCTGGAAGAAAAGATACAAAATTGTTATTTATATTGTATTCGTTTAAATTGAGCAAAGCGCCATTTAAAAATACTAAATTAGGGTCATTAGTAAAAGTAACAAAATTTGATTGTCCATTAGAAGTAAATTCTTCAGTTGTAATTGTAAAATTTGCTCCGTTTGTCGTATTACTTATTATTAAACTCGAAACAACAATTCCCGGATCGAGAGTTGAAGTGAATGTTACAGTATTACCATTTATACTATACTCGCTTGAACTAATCATTACGCTGTTTACAAATAATATTTTAGGAGTATTTGTGAAAGTAATACTATTCGATTTTCCGTCAGAGATATGTTCTTCGATTCCAACAATAGGAGAATTCGTCTCGTTTATTGTGTTACTTGTTATTATGGCTGTAACAATATCATCTAAATTGAAATATTTTGAAATTAAAGTTACCGTATTATCATCATTAACTCTATATTCACTTGAATCAAGTAAAAAACCGTTTAGAAATACTACTCTAGGAAAATTTGTAAAAGCGACACTGTTTGTTACTCCACTGATAATGTGTTCTTCGGTTTCGATCGCTATTTTTGCTCCTGTTAAAACATCAAAAGAACTTAATACCCAATTAGAACTATTCGAATCCGGAGCAGAACCTCTTGAAGGTTTTATACACACCCAAAAACGATTATTATAAAATACAGCATCAGATTCTTTGTAATATGTTGTTGAATTCCAATCAGGAACATTATCGAGCTTGAAAAACGAAATAAGAGCTTGTAATTCATATTTCAGTCGAAAAAAAGGTTTATTGAGAAGTTCTTCGGCGAGCAAATCACCGTCTTTCATCATATAATTTTGATAAAATTCTTGTACAGTCGTTATCATAGTGTTGTCCTAGTATTTAGAAATAGATTGTCCAAGTTATTTTGTGTTCAACCGAAGAGTCTTTAGCTTTAACTGGAAATGTCTTCATAGCAAACATATTATATGATGTTCCAGAAGTTTTAAAAAATAAACCAGCTTCAGTAAATGCCGCAGAATCGTTTGAACCGTTTGCAACATCAGACGGAAGAATAACAACAAATGTTAAAACTGTTCCGGCAGCATTTACATTTACACTTGGAGAAGCAGATGAATTTTTTTCGCCGTTACCTATTCCAGAAACATTTGTCGCATAACCATTTGCGCCCGGATCTGTAAAATCAACAGTATAGTAATAGTCATTAAATGATTGAGAAATCAGTTGATTTCTATTTTCATCAAATATTTCTGTTTGTTGTCCTTTTGTAAATTTATCGCCGACATTAAGAGGAGTCATAAGATTAGTGCCGTAACCATCTGTACCAATAACAAATCTTGAAATACCAACTGCATTTGTTACTTGTCCTGCTATTACTTTAGCCATATAGATTCTAGCATTTACAACAACAAGATTATTGTCTTCATATGTATCAATAATATTTCCATCTTTATCAAGAGACTCAATTTTAAAATAACCTCTTGCTTTCATTTCTTCTTTCAAGATTTTTCTCCTTTAACTTTATTCTTTATTTATTTCTTACGTATTTCAAAATCAATAGTTGAATTTGGGAACAAAACATTTTCGTATGGAAGAACTTTAACAGGATATTTAGGGTCGTTAAGTCTTATTCCTTCGCCCAAATAATAGCCTGTGGTCATTCTTTCAAACAAACCATAACTTTTAACTGATAGAACTTTAACATCAACAGATGCATACGGGAACATAACTTCTTCATATGGATGAATAATAACAGGGCGTTTCTTATCGTTAAGTTTTAATCCGTCTTCTCCTAAATAATGACCTCTAGCCATTTTATCTCGAAGTCTAAAGATATTTCCAAAATTTGTTATAGTATCGTGTGTTTCAAATTTCTCTGATATTTTTTGATTTTCTTCTAACTGTAATGTTTCTGCTGTGATTAATGAATCAGAAGAGTCTGAAGTAATAAAATAGTCTTCTGAGTAAACAAATAACTCTTTTGTATATCCTCCTCCTATACGGAATGAGCAAAGTTTCAATCCTTTTTCACCAAGTTTTTTTTCGTCAACACCTAATCTCGGACATCCATATTTCCAGAAGTTCATTTTTATGATTTTATTTGAACTTTCAAATAAACTTTCTTTTATTCTTGTTACAAACTTTCTGTCGTAGCTTACAGTAAGTTTTGCCCTTTCTAATACTGAAAGAACTGTGTTATCTTTGGAATAGAAGATAATTTTCCCTGAACCGTCCTTTTTTATATAAGAACCATCAGTGTATGTTATAAGATAATTATCTTTTCCGAAACCATCTTTTGTGTAATATATAAATGAAACACCAGAAGAAAAATCCCTGACGCTTGGACCTTCTGATATTCTTACTACGAAGTTTGATTGAATTTCTTCAACATCAAAGTAATCTTCCAAAAAATTATATACTTTATTAGCATACTCGTAACTAAATCCAACAGGGTGAACAAGCGGCTTAATAATTTTGTTAAACAGTACTCTTCTAAGCGAACCTTCTACAGTATATTTAAAAGGCTTATCTCCTTCTTCGACATTTATATAAAAGTTAGTATCATCGTCAAACGAAAGTTTAGTTTTAGAAAGTAATTTTGCGTAGTAATAGAAAGGATTTACTTTACCTTTATCTGTTACAGATTTTTGAGAGAAAAGTATCAAGTCTTCAGTAAAATTGAAACCGTCATTAAAAGGATAATTTCTATCTATATCAACAAAGTCTTGACCTATTGCAGTAAAGAATTTTTTTAGGTCGTTAATAACCTCAGTATCATCTAGTCCTTTATAGAAAGCGACACTAAATGAATTAAGAAACATATTTACAATATTTCTTTTGAACGCTTGAAGATCTATTGTATCAAAATATTCATTATTTTTAAGATTAAAATCAAAAGAAATTCTTGTTGTTGGTTCTATGTATCTCAAAAAGAGAAAGAATAAGTCATAAAGAACCGGACTTGTATCTCTAAGTTGAGGAGGAATTATATCTTGATATATTACCTCAAGCTCATTAACACCTATTTCCGGAATATTTGAGAACTGCTTATTAACAATCATTATTATAGGCTACTTATTTTGAAATAGTTTAATCTTGGGGTAGAATTTCTTATGTATCTTGCATCTTGAGAATTTGGCGAGAAAACAAAATTAAGATACTGATTATTAGTAAAGAATGTGTCAGCTAGACTTGATGACGAATTTACATCAACAGATGCGTTAGATGTTCTAAGATTCAATTTTATATAGATGAATTGTTTACCGTATATTTTTGAAACTATATATGTACCACAAACAACATTATTATAAGAAATATTAAATGATACAGTTCTACCATCATATAAAACGCTTCCTTGAGTAAAATTGACAATAAGGTTATTATTACCAATTTTTACATCATCTGTTAAGAAACCAATAGTCGATATATCCGGAAGCAAATCGGGATTTACAAAACTATTTTCGTCTATAAAGTTAGTAAACGGAAGAGGAAGAAAAAATTCAAAAAATTTATTTGCTCCTGACTCATTTGACTTGTCTATTATATTGTATTTTGAAAGAACGATTTTTTGAGAAACATTAATATCGACGCCGTTAGTATCACCAATAGAAGAATAAACTATTTTTGATATTCCACTTCTAAAGAACTCATTATTAAATGTTTCATATGTAGTATCAAATAAATCAGTCACAGATGTTATGATTTTATTCAAAACATTTGAGTCAAAAATGGGTTTTGTTATTCTTACATTGATATCAAGGTTGAAGTATAATGGTTGTCTGAATTCATTTTTTAGAGTCATTATTTTGTATTTTGAAAGATATGTAAGAATATCGCTTTTATTTTCATCAGTAAAATAAAACTCTTTTTCATTTTCAGAAGAATATATTCTTTTATATTCAACATTCCCGCCATTAACATTCAAATATTGTTTAGATTTTGTTGTTTTTGTTGGAAGACCTGAAATATAAACTGTACCAAGTTGTTCTATTACATAGTCTTCGCCACCCCAAACGGAAGAATCTTGAACTAATTGGTGTTGTTTTAATATAACTTCATAATCTTGAGCGGTAACAGCTCTGTTTGCGACATTATGAAATACTGCCGCTATTTCTTTAATTTGTTCATTTGACTCTTCATCAGAACCAGCAAACACTTCATTCATATAAGTAAATACAGTATAGATCGAACTATCAGTTACGCCAATAGGAACAACATTAAAGTTTTTATTTGCTGATACGAATGTGATTTTTCCTTGGGCGCTTCCTTGAGAACCTTTTGAAATAAGCACATTAACAAACACTTCGGCATTAAGTATAGGTTCATCACAGACGCCTGCGAATTTAAAATAAATTGTTGATGTATTAGTATCGATATCTCTCAATACGACATATGATTTTTCAAAATTATATTTTTTTAAATCTATATCTTGAAACTGAACATTTTGCCAAAGAACTTTATCCTCGTATTCGCCATCAGCATTATATCTTGAAACAAAAACTTCAATTCCGTCTTGTTCAATATCTTGATAATCTAGTGGTATAGTATATGTTGTTCCTAAAGAACCATCAGGTTGAAGAGTTTTTGTCATTTTAAAGCATAATTCGCTACTTCCTAGTGGAGCATATACAGGATCAAAATATCTAAACAGAGTTCCTTCCTTTACTGTTATAAAGAAAAATGTTTGTATATTATGTTCATCAAGATCTGATTGAGTAATATTGCCTTTTGTTTTGAGAAGAGTATTATATAAGGTTGTTTCTTTTGTTATTTGGTCTTGAGTTATTCCAATGATTTCTTTATCAGAATCCATATAGTAAAAAGTATTATTTCCGTCAGTAAAAGCGCTATATTTTGGAAGAACACAGTTAAACGGTTGGTTGTTTAATACTCCATCAGGAGCTTCACACTTAATCAATAATTGATATTGATATGATGTTTTTCTTTTTACTTCATAGCCTAGCATTCTGGCCATTTTCAATATGTTTTTTCTTTTTGTTGCAGTAGCAAGAAAGAATTCAGAAAGCATAAGAGATGCGTTCGCATTATTCATAGCGACGGCGTAAGATAATAATGTTGTTAAGAAAGCTGTATTTGAACCAGGAAAAATAGCGTCAACGAAACCTAGTTCTGTTGCTTTTTCATTTAAAGCTGATTGAATATCATCTTGATTGAACGGTACAAAATCTAACATTTATTTTTCCTATGGTGTTTTCATATTTATTTTGAGTACTCTTGCTGTGGAATCATTATCTATTTTTAGAGTGAAATAAACTTTTATTTCTAGAGAATTATATTCTGGATGAGGTTGAACATCAACGAATTTAACTGTTACTCTTTTCTCCCACATTTCTATTGAAGAAGTTATTTCACCCTTAACGACATCAACTATATTTGAATTCATAGCCGAAAAAAGAAGAGAACTTAATCTTGAACCAAACTCAGGTGAAGACGGAAGACTTCCTATTGGTGTTAAAAGTATATTTCTAATGGAATTTTCTACGGCTTCATAGTTAATATCGAAACCAGTATTCTTACAAGCAACGTCAACATAAAAAATGTCCTGTGCCATTTTAAATCACCCCTTGCGCAACAGTTTTATAGTAATCGTTTTGAGGAATAGTTGCTCTTATTTCTCTTTTATAGTTTTTATACATAGTTTTGAGCGTGTCTAACTTTTTAGTATCTAATTTTGTTGTTGTTCTGTTTTGGATTCTCATTATATCTAAATCGTTAGATTCGGTTAGTGGTAGATTATTTATAAAGGAAATATTTATTAAATTCGCAGTCGGAACTTGTTTCTTTATACAATTTCTCATATCTGTCAAACTTTTTGCCCTTTGACTTAATTGTTTTGTTTTCGCAAAGGATTCTATCTCTGTTATCATACCAAAAAGACTTTGTTCGGTTGGTGTCAAAGATTGAGAGTGAAGATCTTTTATGTCTTCTTTCACTACATCAATCATTTGATATATAGAAGGAAGTGGAAGATCCAAATAGTCGACTTTAACATCGAGATTTGTTAACATCTCTGATTTTAAAGAAGAAAGATTTCCGAGAGTTGAATCCATCATAGATGACAGTTTACCTTGAACTTCTGAAGTAATATTACTAAGCATTTTTGTTGCGTCAGGTAATGCTAATTTACTCCCAGAAAGTAAAGAATTTATTTGACTCATAGATGATGTCAATAGACCTCGAATATTAGTAACAGATGAATTTAGAGAGTTTGCAAGATTTTTAAATTCTTCGTTAGCGCCTAAAGTTTTTATCAAATCGTCAATACCAGAAAAGGCTGTAGTAGAAGTTTGTTGGAATGCGGAAGCCAAATCTTTAAGAGCGACTTTTCCTTTTTGAGCAGAATCAAACTTCGCACTAGAAACAACCCCCAAAGCATTTGTTACTGATTTTATATCCTTCACTAACTCTTCTGTTGCCTTACTTACAATAGAAGAAACAAGTTCCGACTTTTGTCCAGGCATCATACTATTAAGTGTACCTGCTACATCCTTTTGAAGAGCGTCTATTCCGCCTACAGAATTGGAAAACAATCCAACAGAAGTCGGCAAACTTGCACCGCCTATTAATCCCTGTGCATTTGAGGTTATAAGACTCATAACATCTTTATTATTTGGTAGAGAAAAACCGTTTATATTTGTTAATTGACTAGTCGTATCTTTTATTGAGTTTGCTAGATTGTATGTTGATACGGTTTTAAGAGCTGAAGAAACAGTTTCTTCTCCTGAATTAAAAACACCTAAATCTTGTTTTAAAAAATCGTTTGGATGAGATAGAACGCCTTTAAGAACTTCAACTTGTTTATCTCTTACTGTTTTAGCAGAAGGAGAAATATCAGCAAAACAGTCATTAATACATATTGAAGAAACAGATTTTCTATCTGGTCTGAGGTTTTGAAGAGTGTTCTTCGGTGTAGTATTTTTGAACAATCCTGATCTAGGAGTCAAATCTGACATAGTATTTACTTGATTTACGAATTCATTTAGAAGAGTATCAAACTGATTAATATCTATTTTAAGAAGAGTAGATTGAGTCTTAAATCTATCTTCCGCTTCTGATTGCATTTGTTGGTGAATAAATTCTTGATAATTTTCAGGAATACTAGTTGCTTGATTTGTAAGAAGATCCGAAAAAGAAGACGGCAAATTAGATGTTAAGCTCGGTGTAATCAATTTCTTCTATCCTATTAAAACATTTGGCGAGCATTTATCAGCTTTAGAACCACAACTTATTTTGTCTCCGTGTCTATGTGCCGGTCTACCGTTAATGAAAACCTTTGAAGAACCGGAAGAAGCTGTAGCTGAATGTGGAGGACTTCCTGGACAAGAGTGATCTTCATATTTATCGCCAACTCTCATAATAGGAAGACCGTTGGCAAAGACATTTGGAGAACCTCCGGCAGCTTTTCTTGGTGGCGCTTTACAAGGGTCTCCAGTAGACATATCACCTTTTCTTACTACTCCAAGCATTAATATTCCTCAATGATAATATAAGTGGGACGCTTTTTTTGTATGGTAAAATATTTATTTGTGCTTATATCAACCGTCCTTTAGGACGGTGTTTTACACACAAAATGGATAAAAAATTGGTATCAAAATAGAACAACAAAAAACTCTTAACCAGTACACGAATTTCCTTAATTCAAATTTATGGATGGAGCAGAAACAGAGAAAGCGCCTCCGGAATGAAAATTAGTTGCGCCTCCAGTTTTAAAAGACAAACTTCCGCCGATTTCAAATGAAACATTTCCGCCGATTTTTATCGTTTCTGAGCCGTGAGTTTCTCTTTTAATATCTGAATCAATAAATTCTATAGAATTCCCTGTTATATGAGTTTTCCTATCACCATTTACTATTTCATATGTATTATTCAATGATTTAATGACAATTTTTCCATCAGGAAGCATTTCTATAAGTGAACCTGATTTATGGAAGATATGGATTCTTTCATTTCCTTCGGTATCATCTATCTCAATAACGTGACCGCTTGAAGTTTCTAGAACTTTATTTTTTGTATATTTGCCTTTCTTATAATTATCATAAGGTTCTTCTACTTTATTATCTTGTTGTTTTTTAGCACAAGGAGTTTGGTCTTGTTTTTCTCCCCTAGCTAATCTATTATAGTCTGGTTCATTCAATCTTGAAAGAAGAGGATATTTGAGATCTTTATCGCAGAATGATATTGTGTCTCTTTGTTTTCTAACGCCTGCTGTTACTCCAATTACTACAGGATGGTCGTGTTCTCCCGCATCAAAAAATACCCAAACATAACAACCTTGTTCAGGAACAGAAGAAACGCCTATTCCTGAAATTAGTCCAAAATCTGGAGAAACCAAACATTCTGCCCAAGGAAGATTATCAACAGGATTTACTTTAGGGTCTTCAGAGTGAATTCCGAAAATTCTTACCCTTACTCTTCCCATTTTTAATGGGTCTTGATTGTCTTCTACAACTCCTCTGTAAAAGATCTGATTTCTACTTGAAAGGTCACTTGCTTGTTCTAGTGAATCTATCATATTCTATCCTTATAACCACTTCTAACTAATATTAATTTAATCATAAAAAGATCTTGTGTTATGAACATATAAGAAACGCCTTTCACTAACCAATAACCAGCGATGTTTTGATCTGGTTTAAACGATTCTCCTCTGTCAGGTGTTTCTCTATGTATAGTTATCTTATCACCTATATCCGGAGAGTCAAATGTTCCAGGAATTAAAATTTCCATCATATTATTTTCATTAAAACTGTTAGCGAATGTATAACGGACATCTTCTTCAACAGTTTTGATATGTTTATAAACAGATCTTTCTAAAAGATTTTTTGGGCTATAATCGATTTCCTTTTCTGTCAAAGTGTTCTGATCCTTTTCCATTAAATCTCTGGAATATAACCTAAACTGTTGTCTTAAATCAGTAATATCAATTGAAAAGATCTTTTGTTTAGGTGTCGTAAGAGGAGAGCTTCCTGCTCCCATTTTTATCACTTTAAATTCTTTTATTTGATATAGATAATACGGATTAAGGTGATGGAAAATATACGGATGTTCGAATTCCTTTGCGTCTTTAATTATATTGTCGTATGACTTACAACAGATATTATCTCTAGTTTGATATACTTTCATATTGTATTTCTTAGCAAGTAGATTTAAACTAGCTATTAGAGGTTTATTACCTTGAACAGTATAATAATCTAGAGATTTAGCGTAATCATTTTCTATATAGTCTACACCTTTGTCTGAAACCATATATTCACTTAGAAGATCGCTAATTATATCTCCAGGTTTTTTATCTACAAATACTTCAGTATGAGTTTGACACATAAACTGATATGTGTCTTGATCCACAAATTCTATTTCTACTTCGTTTGTTTTATTTCCAACAGAATTTACTTTAGTTTTTATAGCGACGAAGGTTTCTTTATACTCTATATCTAGACAACATTTCGCTATAATATCTATCTTGTTATTCTTATTAAGCGGAATAATCTCGACCAAGTTTTGAGTATCTACAAATTTCAAAACTCCGGATACATAAGAGTTATCAAGACTTCTGTTTATTTGAAGAGAAGTGATATAAACAGTCCCAATACTTCTCGCTTTATTGTCGTCAAATATTAGCGTGAAATGTTTAAGTTTCTGTTCATTTCTAGTATTAAACATTAAATAAATCTTTCAGTGAGAGTAATATTATTAGTACACGTAGCTAAACATCTTCTACTCATATATTTATTTGTTAAAGTAAATGTTGTTGGATTTACTAAAGTCTTATCAAAATTAACATCAGTGATTGAATTCATCAAAATAGAAGCATCAACTGTTTGGTTATCAGCTTTATTGTATGTGTATGTGACATTATTAATATAGATACTAAATGTTTCAGACGAAGTTGTGCTTGAAACCAAAGTCACAGTAATAACTTGATATTTCGGAATATAGTTATACTCAACATCAGCATAAGCAAGTTGCATAGCTTGCGAAGTTTGATATGTAATTGAAATATTTTCAAGATTAGTAATTTTTGATGTAGTAGATGTTATAACGATTTTATTATCAATATTCGTAGCAGTTATAAATCTCCTCGCAAGTTCTGTTATGAAATAAGAAATATCGTCAACTATATTTCCACTATTATTTCTAATTATAACATCAAATCCATTCAATTCTAAAGAAAATGTTTTTGCAGAATCAATTAGAGAAAGAGTATATGCTGAATCTAGTGTTGTGAAGTTTGAAGCATTTGTGATGTTAAAGCTTGAGTCTTCTTTAAGAGATGTTAATTTATATTTAACAAGTTCTTTTAGTTTCACAAATACTATAGTATTTTTTGCTGATGTTCCACCACTTACCAAGACTCTTGAATCTGGAAGGAAAACCGTTTTATGTCCTGATGTCAAATCCGGAAGGTCATCTAACCGTTCAAATGTTATTGTTGTTCCATTAATTATTGCCAAATACTGTTCATTTACAGAAACACTGTCAGATACTTTGTAACCGCCGTTAAATAGAATTCTTCCATCTCCTAGTACAGTACTAGAATGTAGAAACTGAATATCAGCAGGCATATCAGAACCAGTAGACCAAGTAATTGTATTATTAGAGATTACACCGAAGGTTGTATTAGAGTAATATGTTGTCGTCACATTATTTCCAGAAACATCTTTTGAGAGTCCTCCAGAAATTAAAACTCTTCCATCAGGTAAAAGAACACAAGAATGTTGCTCTATTTTAATTTCTTTTCCTGAATTCCAAGTAATAGTATTACCAGAGATTGTTCCGAATGTTGATTGATTATACGTTGTTGTTTGATTAGAAGAAGAATCTCCTGAGCCACCGGTGATTAATAATCTTCCATCAGAAAGTAATACTGTTGCGTGATTCACAATTACAGAATTGAATTTTGTTCCTTCTACCCAAGTAATTGTATTACCAGATATTGTTCCAAAGTATGTTTTATCGACAGCCGAACCGTTGTTAGAACCTCCAATAACTAGAATTCTCCCATCAGAAAGAAGCGTTGTTGTGTGATTATTAAGAGCCGCCGGAAGGTCTGTTCCTGAAACCCAGTTTATTGTATTACCGGAAAATGTTCCAAAGTATGTTGTAGTTTGAGATGTAGAACCATCTAATCCACCTATAATTAGAATTCTATTATCGGAAAGAAGAGTAACTGTGCTTCCAGGAAGAGTAGCTTTTGGATAGTCTGTTCCTGATACTGAAGTCAAACTCTTTTTTATATTTGAATCGAAAGTCGAAACTGAAACAAGACCGTTTAATGCTGATGTTATTTTATTCAAATGAGAAAAATAAGTTTCCGTTATAGAAGCCGTAATGGTTATTGTTGAATTATTAGAACTGTCTTTCGAGAAACTGAAATTTATATCGCTATGTATATCAGTTTCATATACATTAAATTGTTTGTGAGAAATTTGATTAAAAGGATAATTACTCAAAACAATTGTATTTTGCGCAAAAGAATCGTAAGAAAGAGTTTTTTCTTCAAAATAAATTCCTATAATCGACACTATATCGTATACTGTTGTTATAGTTCCGTTCTCAGTTATAAGAAGATCATATTCTCTGTGGATATTTTTGCTATCAATAGGAGTAGCTATAACAACAGTATGAATTTGATCATTTCCTTCTATAAATACAGGCTTATAATCTATGGATTCTGATTCTACGAAATTTTTAATATTTTTTCTTACGTCTTCATACATATAAATCATATAATTTTTCTTTAAGAATTTCAGATTTCTGTATGTTTCATTTTCTTTTTCGACAATAGTATAAAAATAATCCCTCTTAGTTTGTATTTTTCTTTCGATTTCTTCTTCTGTCATACTTTGAGAAATAATCGGAAGGAAAGTTTCTTCCCATTTTTTAAGTAAGTCATCAACTCTTCTTTCTAGCACTCTTTGAGATTTAGGAAGATCGTAAATAGGACTGATATTATTTTCTAGGCATACAATGTCCCACTCAACAGTTTCGCCGTAATAGAGGGAAGAAAGAAGATCTGGAGTAGCAGAATCTTCTACTTGCATAGTTTCGAAATATTCGTTGTTTATTTTATATTTTTCCGGAATATCTCTCATAGACTTCTCAGAAAGGTCATAAAGAGTAATATTTCTTTCTGGAAATGAGATCTCATTAAAATTTAATAGTGCATTTTTCATTAATGTCTCACATTAGTGTCTGTTGATGCTGGAGTAGCGGTATTTGTAGGTGGTGTGCTGTTCGCTGTCTTAGTAGAAGTGGCTTGCTGCACAATATTAGAACCAACAAAAGCAGATTCAAATCCTTTTGCAGAAGAAATACCTCCAGAGTTTTTACCGAAATATATTGGTGTAATTTCTGCAAGACTAATATCAAGTTTCATAGCTTTTGATCTCCAATTTTCAAAAAAAGTAGCCTTTCCTTCCAAAGGAGTATAATTCAAATGTATACTTGTTATTGCACATAGTCCAGGTTGGGCAATATTATTTAATACGCTGCCATCACTACCGAATGTAATTTTGAAAACTTTAGGCGATTCAAGAAATATTCCTGATGCTATTGGAAGAGCCGCATCTTTCAGCATTGTTATTTGTTTTGAAAGCATATCAGATTCTTTTTGGTTTTTAGGATAGAAATAAGCCTGAATCCCCCAATCTCTTGGTTTGACACCGGCGAACTTCATTCTTGTAAATGGATTCACAATATTATCATTTGTTGCTGCAAGTAATGAGTTAGTTGCTTCTTGACCTGTTTGAGCAATTTGACCACCTAAACCAGAAGCGATTTTAAATAGGTCTGTTTCTTGCCAATTGATATCTATTTTCTCAACTAGTTCTGTAGCTACTAGAAAAGTAAAATGCATTTCTCCTTTAAAATCAGCATCAGTAACATTTCTTGCATCTTTAAAAAAGAATGCGTGATCTATTTTTCCTGCACTTAAAGTGACCCTCAAAAGACCGTCTTGATTTTGTTTACCAGATAGAGGAGACGGTGGTCTTTGAATAGCAGTTAAATCAGAAACTTGTAACCCGAGTTTTGAATTGGCAATGCTTGATTGTCTTGTTTTTGGCTGCGATTCCGGTTGTTGAGCAAATGAAGGAAGATCTCCTCTTGATATATTTGTTGGAGAAGTATCAACAGTATTATCTTTTGATATGAACGCCGACGGAGCATCGAGCGCCATCTGAAAATACGGTGTAATATCCATTCAAATTTATCCTTTTATGAAAAATTGTGTCAATAATCCCATTCTGTCAGCTTCAAAATCGTGAAGACTTATATTGGTAGTTGTTACCTTTGATAGATCTTTGCTTGCTGGATTAGTCATAGCAAGATTACTTTGTTGTTGCGCTTCTTGATTTGGTTTATTTATTGCCATTTTTCCGGCTTCTCCAATTTTATTAACAGCGCTGCTAGTTGAACCTACAGGAGTAACTGTTGCTGGTGTCGCAGGAGCTTTAGGTGTGCTTGGAGAACTAGATGAAGGAGTCACCGAAGCACTTTTCTTAGCGCCTTCTGACGGATTTTTAACATTTGGTCTGTTTACACTTTCAACTTGTCTAGGATTTGGATCAGAAGAACTTCCTCCGCCACTGCTTACTTTAATTGGTGGTACAGGTTTCAAAGGAGGAGCAGCTTTAGCATTAACTCCCGCAGGTTGAATGTGCCACGCTTCAGGTAATCTAGGACTGTGAAGTAATGGTCTATCTATTCCCCATTTAGCTAGAAGACCGAGCCTATCAGCTTCATTAGCATCATTGGAGTTTATGTCCATAGCAAGACCCTTTTCGTGAGCGGATCTTCCTGGAGGCGCCACTTTACCATTACCTTTCGGCGGATACTGTTTAACATTCTCGGCGTATAATTGTGCTTGTTTTACTGAATCCCTATATCCAGAGTTTACTTGAATATCTCTTCCTGTTGCTTTTTTAAAATCAGCTGCCATTCCTTGAAAGTTTTTAAAGAAAGCTGGATTTACATTATCCAAATCTACGCCAGATTGTTTTTTGAAACCTAAACCACTTTTTATTTTGTCGATTGCTCCACTAATACCTGAGCCAATTGAACTAGCAACAGAAGATACTGTATTTCCTACTTTGCTTGCGGCAGAAGAAACAAAATTTCCTACTTTGCCTGCTGTAGAAGAAATGAAGTTTCCTGCGGCACTTGCTGTAGAAGAAACAAAGTTTCCTACTTTACTTGCTGTGTTTGATACAACATTTGCTCCAGAAGAAAATAACTCGCCAACAGTATTAGAATTTGTTAATTTTGAAACCCATCCTGGAAGAGGGATAGAAGTTATAGAATCAAATAATTTTCCTGGAAGTGAAGTGACAAAGTCTGCAACTGTCTTAATAAATTTTCCTGGAGCTTCTAAAAGAAGTTTTGTTAAACTTTGTATAGTAGTGCCAACAGTTTTAATAAAGTTCCAAACTTTTTTAATACCTGCGCCTATCGCAGATATACCTTTTTGAATCCAAGTAAATGGTGATGTTATTACATCTATTAATACTTTTGGAACTTCTTGCACTTTGTTCCAAATCCAAACAAAGGCATCGCCTATCGCAGTAAAAGTTTTCGTAAGCGTTGAATTTGGGTCAGACATCTTGTCTGAAAGCCAATCTCCAACACTATCACCTAGTTTTTTACCTAGATAACCTCCAACCATTGTTCCTATCGGACCAAAAAGAGAACCTAAAGCCGCGCCACCAGCTGCTCCAATAGCGGAAGCTCCTATTTTAGCTGTTTTTTGTCCTCTATTAAGATTCTTATCATCTTTTACTTCTAAAAATCTGTCGATACCGCCCATAATACCAGCTAATGGACCTGCAACTTTCGGAGAACCTAGCTTTTTAATAAATTTCCAAGTTGAAGAAAGACCGGCCTTACCTTTATCTGCGATATTTTTTACTAGTGAACCAGTTTTATTAGCTACTTTTGAAAGACCTGCTTTTCCTTTTGAAACAGCATTTTTTGCGAATGAGCCGATTTTCTTAGCTACTTTAGTAAGTCCTCTTCTTGCAGCAGATAAAGATTTTCTTAAGAATGAACCGAATTTCTTGACTACTTTGAAAAGACCCTTAGCCATCCAGAGAAGACCTTTTAAAAGACCTTTAAGAAGTCCTAGAATACCTTTTTTCCATTTATCCATTCCGTGAGTTTTAAAGTTTTTACTCTTATCTGTTTCAGCCTTAAATAAATTTGAAAATAGACCGCCTTTGGGTTTTGGAGCTTCTTTTACTGATTTTTTAGGAACTTTCTTATTAAATAAACCACCAAATAAACCTTTTTTCTCTTTTTTATCCTCTTTTTGACCTTCTTTTTCGTCTTCTTTTCCGCCACGTCTTTTAGAACCGAAAAGACCTCCAACTGCGCCAATTAAACCTCCAACTGCACCCAATATTCCTTTAGAATAACCTGCTACTTCGTGAGTTTTAAAATTACCAGATTTATCTACCTCAGCCTTTGAACCAGACATAAAGGTCGGCTGTGTTGGCTGTGTTGATTTTTCTGATTCGACTTTAGGATTTGAATTTTGTCCTTTAGATTCAGAATCAGTGTTTTGTGTTTTTTCGCCTTTTTTTGGTTTGAAAAAACCTCTAACTGCATTAACTATTCCAGTAGAATGGCCAGCAACTTTATGAACTTTGGTGTTGTTCGATTTATCTACTTCAGCCCTTGGCAAAGTCATAAAATGTTGTGTTGGTCTAGCTACTTCGAAAGACTGTTTGGTTATTTCAGCCATTGATTTAGTTATTTCAACAGCCGGTTTAGTAATAAAATGTTGTACTGGTAAAACAGTAGAAGACTGTACTGGTCTAACAGTAGAAGACTGTACTGGTAAAACAGTAGAAGATGGTCTAATAGTAGAAGACTGTACTGGTAAAACAGTAGAAGACGGTCTAGCCATAGAAGACTGTACTGGTAAAACAGTAGAAGACTGTACTGGTCTAACAGTAGAAGACGGTCTAGCCATAGAAGACTGTACTGGTAAAACAGTTTCAGTTGTCGGTCTAGTAGTAGAAGACTGTACTGGTCTAACAGTAGAAGACTGTACTGGTAAAACAGTTTCAGTTGTCGGTCTAGTAGTAGAAGACTGTACTGGTCTAACAGTAGAAGACGGTCTAGCCATAGAAGACTGTACTGGTCTAACAGTAGAAGACTGTACTGGTAAAACAGTAGAAGACTGTACTGGTCTAGCTATAGAAGACTGTACTGGTAAAACAGTAGAAGACTGTACTGGTCTAGCTATAGAAGACTGTACTGGTAAAACAGTAGAAGATGGTCTAACAGTAGAAGACTGTACTGGTAAAACAGTAGAAGACTGTACTGGTAAAACAGTTTCAGTTGACGGCCTGTTTGTTTCTACTATTGACCTAGTAATAAAAGATGGTGTTGGTCTAACTATTCCAGATCTTATTCTAACTATTTCAGCTCTAACACTTTGTCTGTTTTCTCTAGCTCTTTGTCTACTTTCTCTAGCTCTTTGTCTATTAGTTTCTGTTCTTTGTCTACGTGTTCTAGTTCTAGGTCTGCTTGTTTCAGTTTCTGGTCTGTCTGTTTCTGGACTATTAGTTTCCGTTCTTTGTCTACGTGTTCTAGTTCTAGGTCTGCTTGTTTCAGTTTCTGGTCTGTCTGTTTCAACTCTTGGTCTAGCTGTAGAAGATGTTGTTGACCTGCCTATTTCAGTATTAGAATTTGAAGCTTGTTCTCTAGACTCTGAAGTATTATTTAATGTATTTTCTACTCTTTGCGATCTGAAAAAACCACCAAGAAGACCTATCACTCCGGCTGAAGTGGCTTCAACTATTCCACGAACTCCTCTTGGACTATTTTCATTGTTGTTATTTTTTATTCCCGTCATAAAAGACGGTAGTTTCATTTCTTTTTTCGCTAAATCTTTTTCGTTTCCTTCTTTCTTCGTTTCTAGCTCACGAAGCTTTTCTTCTAACTTAGCAAGTTCTTTTTCGGCTTTTTTCTTTTCTTCTTCTCTTTTTTCTCTTTCGGCAGCCGCAGCTTCAGCGTCTCCTGAAATTTCATTTAGTCTATCTACTACTGTATCTCTACTTTCTTCAATTTCTTTAAGAACAGGATCTTTTCTTTTTTCTACAATTTGTTTTTTTATAGAATCGATTTCTTCATCTAGTTTAACTTGATCTTCAATCTTATTTCTAAGCCTTTCTTCATCTTCTCTATTCATAGAGAGTTTTCTGAAGAGACTGTAGTTAGCTTTTTCCTTGCTAACGAGAGCTTCTACAAGATTTTCTTTATATTGGTTTTGAAAAACCTCTTGTTCTTTTAGTATTTGAGCTTTCTGTTCTTCAAGTTCCCTTTTTTCTTCTTCTGAAGCGCCTGCAAGTAGAATATCGATTCTCGCAAGTTGTTGATCTAATGATTTTTGATATTCGTCTTTTTGTGTTTTAAGGTCTTTTCTTAAGCCTTCTATATCAACCTGTTGTTTCTTTCCGAAGATTTCATAATTTTTCTTCATCTCATAGGCAACACCAAGAATGCCTTTACTTTGAAAATCTGAGAATGAAGTTTTTACTATATTTCCAAAGGTTTTTCTATTTTGTTGAAGTTTTATTGAAAAGTCTGACTTTAAGTCAACAATTTCTGAAGCGAATTTTTTATATTGGTTACTAAAGCCTGATTCTTGTATTTGTTGAAGAGCAATTCTTTCTTTTCTAGCAATCATTTGCTCTTCACTCACCATAGTAATGATTTTGGCAAATTGACCGTTAGAATTTTTAGATAATTTTGAAAGTTTATCGGCTAGGCTTGTTCTGAAAGCTTGGGAAAGAGAAACACGACTTTTTTCAACAGCTTTGTTTAAGGCACTCAAACCCGATTCCATATTATCGAGTTTAGCGCCTAGAAAATCTAATTTCTTTTTTAAGCCTTTTACTTCTTTGATAGCTTTAAGAACTTCTTCTACATTATTCGGATCAAATAATCCATTCTTTACTTTTGAACTTATCTCATCAACTGATTTTCTAATAACATCGACTGCATTCCTAGTTTTGTCATCAAATGAATTATCTTTTACCTCATCAATTGATTCTGAAATGCCTTCTAGTTCTTTTTTTAACCTTTCTAGTTCTTTATTAAAATCAGTTGTTTCAGCCATTTTAAACCTTACAATGATTCATCAAAAATCATTGATTCTCTTAATTTTTTTATTTCCTCGGAAACTAAATTTCCATAGACCTCTCTCTCAAAAGGATACATATTGTCAATTTCTTCCACAGAAAATTTTCCGTGTATTTTCATTGAAGTAACAAATTTGTAGTAGTCCTCTAAAGTGAGGTCTATTGCTACCACGGCAAAAAATCTGGTGAATCTCCTAGAGAGATTTCAGTCTCTTCTTTACAGTATTTACATTTCACTTTAACAGTATTAGTTGTAGTTGAAGCCTTCATTTCTTTATATTGAGAAATGAGATCGTCAAAATCTGAAACAGGAAGACTTTCAATGAATTCATTTACTTCTTCTATTCCGAATGCTTCGAAAACTTCATCGCCTATTCTTACTTTTTTAATAGCTAGAGCAAATTCTTTAATGACTTTTTCTACGATATTTTCTTCTTCTCTTACTATTTTTCTTGCTTCAGGATTATTGTTGTCAAAAAATTCTATTTCAACTTCTTCACCCTCAATAACTTTTTTTATTGTTCCAAAACTCGAAGGTTTAAATGTTATAACTTTTGAAATTGAAAGTTCTTGGCTATTTCTTTTATTACAATGAGGACAAACATATTTCACATTAAATTTGTCACCTATTGAAGCTTTTCTTAGTTGTACAAGAATATATTCCTTTTCTGCGTCAGAAAGCTTTTCCACTTCTTCAGGAGTTTCACAGTTAGAATAGATAAGACTTTCATATAAAGCTTCCATATATTCTGATTCTTTAGCACCTTCTTGTATCTGCATTTTCGCAAGAAGGTAGTTCTTTTCATTTTTAGTTGTCCACCTTTTAAAGAAGAAAGCTCTATTGCCTATTTCTATCGGGAAAAACGATTCAGAATTTTTTAGTTTCATATTTGTCCTTTAAGTTAAGTTTCAAGATTATTTATTTGTCCTATTGATAGTAATACATTTAGGGTCAGTAACAAACTGTACAGTAACAGTTTGGACATCGTTTGAAGATGCTTCAAAGGTCAAAGTAGAAACATTCGTCAACCAACAGTAGCTTAAATCATAAATCACTTCTACATCGTCTCTATCGCCCCAATCGGCATACTTATAAACTTTTATCTGGAAAAAAGAATCGTCTGGATAAGAGTCATATAAACATTTAAGAATTGAAGCGAACATTGTATGATAGGTATTTCCTTCCATTTCATAAAGTTCGAAAGAAAGCTGTACTTCTTTTTGGCTAACATAACAAAAGTTAAAAAATCCAGATTGATATTCAGTCGCTAATGATGCAGTTATAGCGTCCAAATTGAAAGTTTTTACGCCTGGTATAGTTATTTTACTTCCAGGAGTTAAACCTACAGATTTTAATTTTTTCTCTCTAGGTAGAATTATATCGATCGAAAAATTATTTTTGAAAGAAAATCTATATAAAAAACTATCGAGTGGATTTTTAGCCATTTTTACCTCAAATAAATATTGTGAACCGAAATTATTTATTTGGAGATAAAAAATGGCTTATGATATAGAAAATCTAAAGACCACACTTGGTATAGGTGCAAAGAAGTATAGATTTAAATTAATACTTCCTCTTGAAGGTGCTGACAAAGCAGACTTGCTCGTTAAGACTGCGAAACTTCCTAATATAGAAATTGCTGAAACAGAAGTATTTTCAAAAGGAAGAAAACTAAAAATCAGAGGACACAGAAAATTCGATGGCGAATTAACTTGTACATTCCTTTCTGATGATGCTCATACATTAAGAAAAGCGTTTGAAACGATTATAGAAAAAACTGACTCATATACCACTAACATAGCCACAAATAGCCACGCAGATTATATGATTACAGGTATGACTCTTGTTCAGCTTGCAGGTGATGACACTGAAAAAGCAAAATGGGAATTTAAAAATGTTTGGGTAAAAACTGTTGGTGAAATTGAATTCACTTCAGAAGAAGGTGAAGAAATTATTGAGCTTCAGGTAACTTTCTGCTACTCAGACTACGTAAGAACGCTTTAATAAAAATGAGGAGAATTATCTCTCCTCATTTCTTTTTTAGAAAATCTCTTATAAAGGAGTTTATACGAACAAATTTTTTAAAAAAATCAAATCTCAGAAAGGAATTAGTGATGTTGTAGTAGCACTTCTACTTGTATTAGTAGGTGTTGTTGCTGTAGCAGGTATTCAAGTATTCTTAAAAACACAATCTGCTACTGTTCAAACAGAAACAGCTTCTCATCTAAATAAAGTAGTATCAGAAAGCAACTCGACACAACAATAAAGGGAATATTTCTTCCTTTTATTTTTCTTTTGTTATTTCTTCAGTTTCTTCTTCAATTTCTTTGTCTTTGTTTCTTTTAAACAATTTTGGTTTTTTCTTTTGGTCTTTCTTAGATGGATCTCCTGGATTAACTACATCACCAGAAACAGTTTCTTCTTGAAGTAATAAAAATTCAGACACTTTCATTTATACCACCGTTATACCTGTTGGACAGCCGTAAAGTTTAGTTAGATCTTCATCAAGCTTACTTAGCGCTTCTTTAGCATCAGATATCATTCTATTGTATTCTATTTTAGAGCCGGAAACCAAACTTGCATCGTATTTACCTAGATTTGTTCCTTGTTGTAATAGAGCAAGATTATGTGCATAATTTTTTACCCAAGTATGATTATAAATGTCGTCTATATCTCCAGGAGTATACTGTAAAGCTAGATGTAAAAGTATATTTGGATAACCTTGACTATAAACATCTTCTAGGAAATTTATTTCTTTATTAAAGGAATTCCAAGAATAGTTTGGACATCTTCTGAAAAATCTCATAATATGTTCATATTGAGCCATCATAGAGTAGACTTGAGTAATATCTATTTGGTACGATTGTCCCTGAGGATTGAAACCGAACATTTGAAACACAAAATCTGATTGAATAACAGTTCTATCTGGCATAGTGAACATAGAAGCGTTACCGACATAGATATTAAGCAAGGCTAGTGTTTTGTCAGGAAGTTTATACTTTCTAACTCCTTGTTGAACAGGAAGGAGATACACATCTTCTGTGTATCCCTCATAAGCAAAAGTGGTGAATTTGTTTATAGCTTCATTAATACAATCGGAAAGTTGAGATTCAGTTAACTCAACAGATATTATACCATCACCAAGTTTTCTTTTGATATATTTTTTAAGATCTACTTCCGATTGTATTTTTGAAAATGCCATTATTTTCTACCTTTTCTACCTTTTGTTTCTTCGACAGCTTCTTCAGTAACAGTAATATCAGAAGATTCGTCTTTAAGAATTTCTTCGTCATTTTCTACAAATTTTTCAGTAACGGTTTCTTTTATTTCTTTAACAGCTTCTTCTACTTTTGTTTCAGCCGTTTCAACAAAACCTTCTACTTTCTCGAAAAAACTTGAAAAAACCTCTGTAAATGGAGACTTAACATAAAGTTCTCCAGCTTTTATTTCTTGTGAAATGTGACCAATCGAAATGACTCTATCTACTAGCGCCTTATACATTTTTCTCCTCTTTAAACCCCTCTAAACATAGAGGACATTTTGTATTAATTTCGTTGTTAGTTGGTTTTCCGAAAGCTTCCTCAATAGTAACACTTTCGCTCATATCGTACTCAATTACCTTTTTTGATTTTTGAGTTTCCTGATTGTTTTTGTTCTCCAATTTCACTCCTTTCGTCGTTATTATTTATTTCATTAATTACGACTTCTGGTTCTGAAATTATAGTTTCTGGTTTAGAAACAACTTCTTGTTCAGAAGTAGCAGTTTCTGGTTCTGAAATTATAGTTTCTGGTTTAGAAACAACTTCTTGTTCAGAAGTAGCAACTTCTGTTTCAGAAATTATAACCTTTGGTTCAGAAAAAGGAGCTTGAATATAAATTTTCTCGCCAACACAAAAGAAATTGTCTTTATAGATTCTAGTAATAACAGATTCTTCGACTAGAGAATCTTTTTTAAAGTCATATCTTCTTCCTTCGTGAACGATTATTTTGTTTTTCAATACTTTGAAAAGTTTCATTAAAAATCCTTTAATAAAGGAGAGGGCTTAAGCCCTCTCTTTTTTAGTAATCACCACCGAATACTGTAACAGCTATCGGAGAATTTGGACCATATGATGTAGCAGTACCAAGAGTAGCATAAACTCTCATACCACTATCAAGAGAAAGATTTGGATAATAGAAGAACTCACTTTGAGCGCCTGTCTCTGTAGTTGATATAGAAGGAACAGAGATTTCCGCTATCATTGAGTTGTTTTCTTTTATCTTGACATCTCCACCATTATTCAAGAAGAACCTTACTACTGTTGAACCTGTAGTAGATGTAGGTCTGACTTTGAATGTATCTAGTCTAGAACCATAAGGACCAGCAGCATAAACAAGTTTCATAGTATCATCAGAGTAACCTGCTATACCGAAATTGCTACCAGCTAGAGTAGAAACTTTTCCTGTTGTCAAATCGATTTTTCTTACTTTATGATATTGTGAATCAAGAATAAAGAGTGCGTTTCTTGAAGCGCTATATTTAATATCAGCAATAGAACCGAATAGAGCAGCAGAAAGACCACCACTACCATCAACAAAACCAGATTGACCAAAAGGATTTCCTGCAAAGTAAGCAGATATTCCTGTAGCATCATCGACAGTTTTAATTTTTGTTACATCTGAGACATACCAAGTTGAACCGACTTTTGTCATACCTATTGGTGTAGACTGATAAGTCGCTTTTTTACCCATACAATTTCCAGGATAAGAACCGACACCAAGTTCCATTGTGAGAGTTTTACTAGAAATATCTACTTTTGAAACATAAGCTGAGTTTCCTATTAGGAATTGAGTTGGACTAATCCAAGTAATTTGACTATGAATTGTCAAATTCAATGGAACTTGAGCAATATTACCTATACCGTAACTGTTTGACTTACCACTAGTATTTACTAGTGTAGAAACAAGACCGCTTTGAATATCCATAACTCTTATTTTTGAATATCCAACATCAACTATATAAAGGTTTTCTTTAGACGCATCAAGAGAAAGTTTAGCTGGATTATAGAAACTTGCTGAAGTTCCATTTCCATCTAAGAACCCTTGTCCGCTACCTGCTATAGTTGTAGTATAACCATTATATGGATTTACTTTTCTTATTCTGTAACCTGAATAATCAGCTACATACAAGAAGTTACCATCGAAAGCTATACCTGCAGGATAGTTGAATTTCGATTTTGGACCATCAGAAGCAATACCCCAACCAGTACCATCACTAGAAGATCCAGATGTATCACCAGCAATAGTAGTTAAGAAACCTGTTGAAAGTTTCATTTTTCTAATAACATTGTTACCGCTATCAGCTATAAACATATTTCCGTTGCCATCAAGAACAAATTGTCTTGGATTATTCATTCTTGCTATAAGGTTTACACCATCAGCATAACCAGAGTTACCTGTACCTGCCCAAGTTTGAACCATAACATTAAGTTGAGGATATACTCTTCTTATTTTATAGTTAGATTGGTCAGCAACATATAGACTAGTTCCGTCAGCAGTACAAACAATACCTCTCGGATAGTTGAATTTAGTTGAAGTATTATAACCGTCAACGTTACCTGGATATGTTGTATCAGAAGTTGAGTTATTAGGTGGAGTACCAGCAATAAGAAGTACTGTACAAGTATCTATGTCAATTCTTCTAATAACGTGGTTACTGTATTCTGCAACATAAAGCTCTCTGTTATTTGATACACAAATGCCCCAAGGATTGTTAAATCTAGTATTGGCTTGACCAGTACCATCTATATAACCTTTTGTACCGTCACCAGCAAATACAGAAACTCTCTTATCAGACAAGCCGTATTTTCTAATTCTATGACCGCTGTATTCTGTAACATAAAGGTTACCTTCAAATTCTACCATATGCATTGGACCATTAATAGCTGCAGAGTCACCGATACCGTCAACAGTAGAAGCTGAACCGTTTCCGAAAAGTGTACCGACTTTACCAGTGGCTTTGTCGATATATCTTACCCTATTGTTATTAGTATCAGCTACATAAATTGTAGATTTATCGCTTGACCAAGCTAGACCATTAGGATTGTTAAACATAGCTTCACTAGGTTTACCATCAGCAAAACCAGCAACACCTTTACCAGCAAATGTTGTTATTTGTCCGTTAGATATTTTTCTAATTCTGTTATTTGAACTATCAGCAACATAAATATCGCCATTTGTGTCGACTACTATACCCATTGGATAGTTAAACATACCGACTGCGGCCTTTCCTTCAGTATAACCAGAATAACCTGAACCTGCAACAACAGAAGTCAGTTTTGTGGTTTCGTCATATACTCTTACTTTATAGTTTGCATAATCAGCAAAATAAACTTTTCCAGATTTATAGAAAGGAGTTAGAACGCCGTTTCCTACTCTTGTAAAGTTTCCGTAAGTGTCATTTGAACCAGAAGTACCATCACCCAGAACAGTATCAACTAGATTAGTTGAAATGTCGAGTCTTCTCATTCTAGCGTCGCCTGAGTTCCAGTTACCTATATAAAGTTTTGAACCATCTTCGCTTAGAGATAGGTATGAAGGATATGTAATCAATGGTCTTAGTCTTACGCCGTCGTTAGATGCTCCAGAACCAGAGTATTTTGTACCACCAGCATAAGTCTCAACATAATAAGAGTTAACATCAAAAGATCTAACAGTTGTAACTGCTGTAGAGATGTTTGAGTTTGTAAAGTAAATCAACTTATCATTTGAGTCATAAATTGCTCCAGGAATATGTGCGATTGTAAACGATCCGTATTGTCCGTCAGTTGAACCATAAGAGTTAGAAGAGTTAATTGTTTGACAATCGTCAGTAGCGAAGCTTATTCTTCTAACATAAGGTTGTCCGAAGAACCACACTGTGTTCGCATCTTCCCATACAATATTAGAAATACTATCATTGTATGTACCTGTTTCAGAGAATGTAGTTTTATAAGCTGGACAGTTAGAAGCTGAACCAGAAGCTCCGTGTGTTCCAAGGAATTGACTAAATTCACCTGTTGTAGTATCGTATTTTGTGATAGTATAATTTGCTCTATTATAAGCGTAGATATTGCCATCAAGACCAACAGAGAAATAACCAGAAGAAAGACCGAATGAACCTAAAGCTGTTTTAGAGCTTGTCATTTTTGCTGGTGATGTAGAATACGAATCAGCAAATGATGAGATAATTGTTGAAACAAAGTTTTTACTAATATCGTATTTCACAAGTCCAAGGCTTGAAGCAGTAATAGCTAGGAATTTATCTTTGTCAATACTGCAAAGTTTACCTATACCTGTAGCAGTAACATAATCTACGTGACCTGTTTGAGAAGAAACTCCTGAACCTGTATAAGAGAATACTTGTGGATATGGAAGGAAGCCAAGATCAATTACTCTTACTACATTGTTTCCTGTATCAGAAACATAAACTTTTTTGTTTTTAGAGTCAACAATGATACCGTTCATAGTTGATGAGAATCTAGAAGAAAGTAGATTTCCATTTATTACAGAACCGTTACCACTACCAGCAATTGTAATTACTTGTTGAGTAGCTTCATTGTATTTTCTAACAGCAGCATTACTATCGCCTGAAGAATAAGCTGTAAACCAAAGATCTTGATTTGTAGCATCATAAGCCATAGCCATAACAGTACCAACAGAAGCGTTTATACCTTCACCTGTACCCATTGAAGTTTGACCATTACCACAAGCTATTGAAACAATTCCTGTAGCTAGATCTATTCTTCTGATTACATTGTTTCCAGCATCAGCAACATATAGACAGTTAGCTCCGGAAGAGTAAACTATGTCATTAAGTGTAGTACTGAATGTAGCATTTGCTCCAGTGCCGTTTTCAAAACCAGTCATTACTGAACCGGCTATTGTGGTAACAATACCGTTTTGAGTGATTTTTCTTACAGTAGAAGAGTCACAAACATAGAAATTTGTGCCATCAGTTGTAATTCCAGTAATAGATGTGAATGTAGGCGGAATAGACAAATAACCAACTTCAGATGTTGCTGTATATGATGATGTAGATGAACCCATTCCTAGTAGAATAACTCTATTATCTGAAGAAGAAAGAAGTATTAAGCTATCTACTATACCTGCTGTATCAAGATTATTTCCTTGAATATAACTTACAGTATTGTTAGAAATAATAGCAAAGAAAACTAAAGCCGATGCTTTACCATTTCCTGTTTGTCCACCAACAAGAACTACATAACCGTTAGAAAGAACTAAAGATTTATGATAAGCCATAGTGTACGGAAGGTTTGTTACTGATGTCCAGTTAATAGTATCACTTCCTAAAACACCTATATAAGCTTCACTTTGGCAGTTACCAGAGTACATACCGCCTGTAACAAAAATTCTACCGTCAGGAAGAGTAATAGCAGATTTACCTGTGACGCCTCCGCCAGAGTTAGGAAGAGCGCTAAACAATGATCCCCAAGAAACATCACTACCAGTATATTTACCTATAACAGAGCTTTTGCTTGACAAGTAAACAACATTTGAACCTGATACAACAAGAAGACCGTCAGCTGTACCATTAGGACAAGCTGAAATAGATGTCCAAGTAATTTTATTATCGCTAGAAACAGTACCTATATAAGAACCGCAAGCAGTTTTATTACTTGAATCAGTATAACCGCCTAGTACTATAATTTTTCCATCAGGAAGAGTAGCTACACTGTGTTCAATTACACCAGCTTCAGGGAAGTCAGTTGAAGCAACCCAAGTAGTACTATTACCAGAAACAGTTCCTATTTTAACAGTTTTTATACCGTTAGTACCGTCAGTTGAACCGCCTATTGAAACAATTCTGCCATCAGGAAGTTTAGTTGTTTTCGCTGGATAATTTGAGAATGTGTCATAATTATCAGTAGGAGTTACTAGATTGATTTGAGCACCATCTTGTAGACCGCTTAGAGCACTACCAGCAAGAATACTAATATCACCTGTTGCTTGATTCCAAAGTTTTACAGATCTAACATCAGCTATAGCAGTCACATTTTTAGAAATGAAAGATAATCCTCTTAAAGCTGATTGGAAAGTAGGAATACTTGCTGTAGGACTATAGTATCCGTAGCAGTCATTTTGTGTATTATTGTATGATAGTTGAACAGCTGAACCAGTAGAAGTATCAACAACTCTGAATGTATCGTGAGTTTGTACATATATCTTACCGGCTGAATAAACCATTGAGTTCTTAGTACCAGCAGTGTAGTAATTATTTGAACTTGCTGTTGAGCTACAAGTATTTGTAGTTTGTGTACTAGTATTATAAGAACCAGAAAGTGTAGATTCTGTTGTCCAACCTGTACCAGAGTATTTCAAAATACAGTTAGCAGAAAGAGTGAAAACATTTGTTCCGTCTGTACAAACTGAGAACATAGGTTTTGTAGAAATAGTTGATACAGTACCATCAGAAGCTATTCTTCTTAGACCGTTTTTATTATCAGCTACAAATACATCTCCGCCTATTTTACAAATATTGTTACCGTTTAGAGGAAGTTGTCCTGTAGCATTATAACTACTGAATACTGCTTGTTGACCATACTTACCATCTAGACTTCCAGGTTGAGCAAAAATACTACCTGTTACGTGTGATACAAAGCCTGTAGAAGGATTTATTTTTCTAACTCTGTGGTTATAAGCATCACCAACATAAACTGTACCATCAGAAGCACAAGCAACACCTATAGGACTGTTAAACGCTGCAAGTTTTCTTATACCATCAGCAGAACCATAAGTACCATTTATACCTGCGTATGTTTCGACGTCGCCAGAAGTCAAATCCATTCTTCTAATTACGTGGTTTGTAGTATCAGCCATAAACAAGTATTGACCTGTAGAATCAACAAATAGAGAATAAACTGAACCTATAAGAGCGTTATAAGAACCACCTCCTGGACCTTGACCATCTTGGTTACCAGCAGAAGATTGTGAGCTAGTATTACCAGCTATTGTCACAACATTTCCAGCATTTCCGGAAGCATCCAAAGGAATTCTTCTTATCAAATAGTTACCACCGTCAGCAACATATAAGTTTGCTTCATTTGCGTCAACAGCAATGTCATAAACAGCTTTAAATCTAGCAGTAGCTGTAGGAGCTCCATCTGCATAACCAGAAGAGTTATATGAACCAGCTATTGTAGTAACATTTGGATTATTTGGAAGACCTGTTATTTTTCTTACTGTATAACCACCGCTATCAACAAAGTAGAATACACCAGAAGCACCAAGACAACCACCTGAAGGGTTATTACAAGTAGCGTTAGATCCTGCTCCGTCTGCACCACCAGCTGTACCAACATTCGCTCCAGAAGCACCAGCAATTGTTGAAGTTGAATAAGAGTTATTTATAGCCGCAGATCTAATTCTGTTACCAGCAGCTTCACAAATATACATAGTCGAATTGTCTGGAGTAAGAATAACATCAGTCGGACCATTCAATCTTGAAGAACCTTGACTACCATCAGCATAACCAGCTGTAGCGTTTGGAGCAGCAGCACCAACAACAGTAGTAGTAGCACCAGTAGCTATAGTTACCTTTCTAATTGCGTGGTTACCTGTATCAGCAACATATAGATAATTTCCGTCGTTTGTTACTGCTACACCTTGAGGACCATTAAATGCTGAACCAGCACCGTTAGTACCATCAGTAAAACCAGAAGTACCAGTACCAGAAATAGTAGAAACAGCGCCTGTACTCATATCAATTTTTCTAATTTTGTGGTTACTAGAGTCGGCTACATAAAGTATACTACCGTATTGAGCAATACCTTTATGGCTGTTAAATGACGCCGGAGTACCAGATGAATATCCTTGGAAGTTTCCTGAAGATCCAGAAGTAAGACCAGAATATGTAGAAACTTGACCTGTAGCAATTACAATTCTTCTGATTGCGTTATTTCCTGTATCAGCAACTAGTAGAGAATCTGAAAGTGGACCTTGACCTAGACAAATTTGTTTAGGTGAATTAAATTTTGCTGAAGTAGAGTTACCATCAACAAAACCACTAGCTCCACCAGCAAGAGTTTCAACCCTAGCAGTAGCAACATCTATTTTTCTAATCGCATTGTTTCCGCTATCAGTAACATAAAGAGTATTAAAGTCTTTTGAGAAACATAGAGCAACAGGAGTATTAAATGAAGCGTTTAGACCTTCACCATTAACAAAACCGCTAGAACCTGTACCAGCAAAAGTTATAGTATTACCTGTAGCTAATTCTACTCTTCTTATTTTGTTATTGGCAGTATCAGCAACATACATATATTTAGAAGCTGAATCAACAACAACATTATATGGAGAGTTAAATGACGCTTGAATTCCAACAGCAGGACCATCAGCAAAACCAGAAGCACCTGAACCAGCAACAGAAGTTATAATACCAGTTTTATTATCTAGTTTTCTTACTTTATTTCCATCTGTAAAATAAACTGCATTATTTGCTTCGTCTAGATAACAGAAATTTGGAGAAGCAAGAATAGCTTGAGAATATTGACCAACACCATCCATAGAACCAGTGTTACCGGTTCCAACAATAGTTGAAAGAGCGTAACCTGAAGTTGAAACTCTTCTGATTTTATTTGATTTTGTATCAGCAACATAGATATAATCAGCAGTTGGAGATACACAAAGACCTAGAGGACCATTAAGAGTACCATTAGTACCTGTACTGTTATCAGTAGAACCAGCAGAACCAGAACCAGCAATTGTATAAACAGCACCAGTTTGAGTCATAATTTTTCTGATTTTATTATTACCTGTATCAGTAACATATAGTATATTACCAGATTTATCACAAGTAATATCTGTAGGTGAATAGAAGCTAGCATTTAGACCTGTACCGTCAGTACCACCTATTGCACCAGAAGGAGAACCAGCAAGAGTTGTAGTAGCACCATTTAGTGGATTTACTTTTCTAATTCTTTGGTTACCTGTATCAGCAACATATAGATATTGGTCGTCACAAGTAATGCCTGTTGGTTGGAAGAATGAAACAGCGCTTCCAGTGTTACCATCAACATTATATTGAGGTCTGTTTATACCTGCATTATCTTGATTTAATTGAGAAACAGCATTTAGACCAGTACCAGCTACAGTAGCAACCACCCATTGTGAAAGAGTAGAGTTATAAGTTAGACTTCTAATTTTGTTTGAGTTAGTATCTGCAACATATAGAACGCCGTTTAGTTGAGTAATACCTTGAGGATAGTTAAATGTAGCAGAAAGACCATTTCCATCAAGAGAAGAATTATCTCCAGAACCAGCGATTGTAGTAACAGTATTATTACTCAAATCTATTTGTCTAATCATATTATTACCAGTATCAGCAACAAATAGTTTTGTATTAGTTTGGTCTAGACAAATACCTTTAGGAAGGTTAAATGTTGCGCTTGTACCAGCTCCGTTTAGAGAACCGAATTGTCCTGTACCAGCAATAGTAGAAACCACACCAGTAGCAATATCGTATTTTCTTATTTTGTTGTTTTTAGTATCAGTAAAGTATACTGTAGTACCATCAGAACATACGCCTCTAGGTTCATTAACTTCTGAAGCCATAAAGTAACCAGCACCATCAGAGTAAGAAGCATTTCCATCTCCAGCCATAGTAGAAATGAAGAAGTTATTATTTAGCTCAAGTCTTCTTATTGCGTGGTTTGTTGTATCTGAGAAATATAGACAGTTTGAAGTTGCATCATATTCCATATGTGAAATGACACCAAAACTTGCTGCCATACCAAAGCCGTCAGTAAGATTTGAGTTTCCGTTTCCGGCTATCAACATAATAGTATTTGTTATTGGGTCATATCTTTTGATTTTATATGTGTTAGCATCAGCTATATAGTAATATCTACCATCATAAGCCGTAGCAGATACTAGACCAAAAGAAGCAGAATAAGGAATAGAAATACCATCTCCATAAGAAACTATACCAGCACCAGCAAGAAGATTTACTTCTTTTGTTAGAGTATTAATAGCTCTTATTTTTGAGTTTCCTGTATCAGCAACAAATGCAGTTTTACTGTCTTGAGATACAAAAATATCAAAAGGATTGAAGAATGTTGCTAGAACACCTATACCATCAGTAGAACCAGCAGTACCTGAACCATAAACTGAGAAAACAGTATTACTTCTAAGGTCTATTACTCTTATTTTGTTGTTATTGACATCAGCAACATAAAGTTGTTCAAATCCGTCAAAAGCTATTCCTGAAGGATAGTTAAATGTAGCAGCATTTACTGGACCATCATAAGAACCAGCAGAACCTGTACCAGCAACAGTAGTTACGCCGAAATTTGCTGATTTTAGATCTATCTTTCTAATTTTGTTAGCAGAAGCATCAGCAACAAAAAGGAATTGATTTGTTTCGTCTAATGCTAGAGAAGTCAATTGACTGAATGTAGCATTTAGACCTTTTTCAGAGTCTGTAGATCCGAATGTTCCAACAACACCAGCTATAGTAGAAACAACATTATTAGTAAGATCTATTCTTCTTACAACATTGTTATTTTGGTCAGCAACATAAGCCATATTTGTTGTTTTATCTATACAGATATCAACAGGACTAGCAAATTGAGCTGAAGCAATATCTCCGTCAAGATAACCAGCAGAAGAAATACCTGCTACAGTAGTAGCTGAGCCATCAGCAACACTTACTTTTCTTATACAGTTATTACCCATATCAGCAACATAAATGAAACCTGAATAGTAGAATAGTCCTCTAGGTTGATTGAATTTAACCTTTGAAGCGATTCCATCAACATATCCTGGAGTTCCACCAATACCGCAAAGAGTAATAGTTTTATTATTTGTTTGGTCTATTTTTCTTATACAGTGATTAGCTGTATCAGCAACATAAACATAAGTACCATCGTATGTTACACCTTTCGGAGTATTAAACATAGCTATTTTTTGATCACCTATATCAGTGTCACAGAAAATAGATGTTTGTGAAATATTTCCAGAGAATGGTCTTACTTCTCCTGTAGCAACAATATATTTTACTATTGTTCCGACTTGAGTTATATAAAGATCTGTACCATCAGTAGTAACATATCTTGGAGAGTTAAGTTGAGCATTAGTACCAAATCCAGGTTTAAAACCAGCATTTCCAGAACCAGCAAGAGTTAAAACTTCAAGAGTAGTAAGGTCAAGAACTCTTAGTTTATGTTGTGCTTGTTGAACAAAGTAAAGTTTTCCATTCAAATAAGTTATACTTACACCAGATTGAATAGTAGCTGATATTCCTATACCATCTTGAGAACTAGAAGAACCAGAACCAGCAAGAGTAATTACCTCTCTACTATTTAAATCAATTTGTCTGATTCTACAACCAGCATTTTCTATAACATACAGTTTGTCTGTACCGTTTGTTGTTATACCATAAGGGTTGTTGAATGAAGCATTTATTCCGAAACCGTCTATTGAAGCATTAGAACCAGAGCCGAAATATGTTTCAGTCATTCCAGTATCCATATCAACAGTTCTAATTCTGTGGTTATTAGAATCCGCAATGTACAATTTATTACCAACAATTACTTGAGCTGTTGGAGTATTAAAAAGTGCAGTTGCAAAAGAACCATCTTTATTAGTGTTAGCTGAATAAAGATTGTTTACTGTTGATTTTGGAACTGAAGGAAAAATTGGAGCAGTGTTTGCACTCATATATATTTTTCTCCTATAAAGTTAAGTTAAAAACCACCATAATTGGTAGCAAGAAGTTTGTTTACCGTCATTGAACTGTTTACAACATTTTGATACTCTTCTCCAAGACCTATTTTCTCCCATTCGTTTTTATTCAATACATTTAGTGTAGTATTAGTAGAATTGATTTTTTTATAAATCGCTCCATCAAAGACTACTAGAGTATTTACTCTATAAAATGTATTTGGTTTAAAAAATGGGATAGAAGTTTGAATAAAAGAAGTACCAGCATCAATTGCGTCGCCTAAAGTAGTGTCACCATTTAGACCAGCGTTTGAAATTTTTTGATAAGTACAGCCTGACGATACAACAAATATCAACTTACCATTAGGAATTTTATTAATTCCTGTTTCAGTATGATCTTTGAGATACCAAATTGGTTCTACATTGTATGTCATTTATTTACCTACCCTAGAGTTTTTTGCGTTACTTGGTATGTCACATTCCGTAAGGAGTTTAACGCAATATATTTATTTTGTAGGTTTGATTACACTAAAATTTTTAATAAATAAAAGACACAAACTTTGTTTGTTCGTGTCAATCTTTTAATTTTTATACGCCCCAAATACCATAAGCTCTAAATACAACTCCGGCAGCAGAAGCACTTACTATAACACTCTCTCCAGAAACTACTATAAGATCTGTTCTTTCTAAAGTATCGTTTGCCGATATTGTTGTTCCTGATTCTATTTTATCTCCGCCTATAGTTATATTAATAGTAACAGAATCAGAAGTCGTATTACAAACATTTATAGCCATAGTAGCAGTTTTACCTACAGGCACTTTACACAAAACTGTATCTGTATTCGCCGCAGGTATTACACTTCCAAATTTTATTCCAGCCATTTTTATTTCCTCCTTTAGTTTTAATATTATTTATAAAATATGACCTTCAAACCTACTACTGTAAAAGTAGTAGGCTTTGAGCTTATATTTTAAACTCTATTAAAATATACTTTCTATTGCTATTTCATCACCTTTAGATAGAGCATCATTGAATGTTAAAGTAGTTCCATCTACAGACCAGTTTGAAGAAGCAAATCTAATACCGTTTTTATACACTACAAAATAAGAACCTTTTGGTCCATTTAGAGTGACTTTAGTTTGTCCATCGTCGGCTACTAATTCTTGAATATACGTAGGTATTGTACCGCCTGCAGTTATTAGACCTTTGCTGTTGACTGTAACTGAAGTATAAGTACCGGCTGTAACCACATTAGGTAGTGTAGCTGTAGCGCTAATATCACTTGAACCGTCAAAGGCCGGTGTAGTAAAGGAAATATCGCCAGTAACAGTTAAAACTCTACCAGTAGCCAATTTAGTCGCAGGAGTACTAGAAATAGCGCTAGTAACAAATTTTGTGGTGGCAATTTGATCTGTATTTGTTCCCGAATCGGCAGTTGGTGCAGTTGGTGTTCCTGTTAGAGCAGGAGACGCCAATGGAGCTTTAGTACCAACAACAGCAGTTAAAGCAGCGGCAGCTGACTCATCATTTGCTAGTTGGTCGGCTATTTCTTTTAGTGTATCTAGTGTTGCCGGTGCGGAATTTACTAGATTAGCAATTGCTGTATCTGTATAAGACTTAGATGATGCTAATGTAGAAGTATCTTTACCATCTACTTCAGTTTTAGTATAAGCATCAGTAATACCGTAACCAGCAATAGTTGTAGGTTTATTTAGTATTTGAGCCGCACCACTAGATGCAGTCCAATCAGAGCTTACTTGCGGTCTAGCATTATAGAAAGGTTGAGAACTTATCCAAGTTTTTGTGTCAGCGATAGCACCAGTAACGAAAGCTGTAGTAGCGATTTGGTCTGTATTTGTTCCAGCTGGAGCAGTTGGAGCGGTAGGAGTGTCGCCGCCAGCAATACATTTAAAAACGCTTGAGTTATTTATAACATCAGATATTTTAGTATCAGCTGTTATATTATCGTTACTTATTTTTGTAAAGAATTGTTTAGTACTCTGAATGTATATTAGTTTAAGCAGAGGTACTTTGTTTATACCTGTTTGATTTACATCATTAAAATACCAAACTGGCGATAAATTGTAAGACATTGTTATTCTCCTTTTTAAATATAACTTAAAACCTATTAAATATTAGGATTCTAGTTTATATATTTATTGTTCTGATGTCTTCAGTTAACGAGAGTTTTATTAAAGTAAGACAAAGTGTTTTGATTTTATTGTCTATAATTAGAAGAAAGAATATATAAACCAGTCAACTCCGTTTTATGGAGTGATAGTTTACTTATCTTCAACAAGCAATACTGTATCTTTACTGTATGGAACAATAGGTTTGAAATAAGGTTTTAAGTAAAAGTTTACTACTTTTCCTTTGTGTTCACCATAACAAAGCTTTGCTGTACCTATATACGCACCATCTTTTATTTCACAAGACTGTACTACAGCATAATGTGTTCCTACTCTATCGTTTTTCCAGTCAACCCAATTTTGGTAATTAGTTGAGCAACCTGTTAATCCTAAAAGTACAAAAAAACCGATTATTAACTTTTTCATTGTTTAATCCTTTTTATTAAAATTTCCAACTAAACTGCGCAGTAATAGCGCTTCCTAATACAGAACCAACTGTGTCAGCATAAACATCGTGAATATCTTCTGTTCCGTGACCTGCTGCATCCCATTTCTCTTTAGCAATTCCCACCAAAAGCCCAGAAGCGACACCGATAGCAAAAGCTTCAAACTTATTAGCTCCATAGTATCGAGCTAATGCAGTAGCAGTTCCGCTAATAGCAGCAGTGGCAGCGATATGTTTTTGCTTATCTTTTTGCTGAAAAAATGGTTCATCAGCGAAAAGCGAAGAAGAAAAAAATATTATCATTATTATTGTTTTTGATAAATTTCTCAACACAGTTTTAATCATAGCTAAATTCTCCTATTTTTGAAATATGAAGCGCTTTTTAGTATTTTAATCGCATTTTTATAAACTTTTTTCGAATTCTATTTTTCATATAACTATAAGAATTAGTTCAACTAAACTTCTATATAAAATTTTTAATATAGTTTAAAATATTTATATCTATTCATTTGATATTATTTAGCGATATTTTCTCTTTTATTATAATTAGTCAATAGTCAAAACAGAAAATTATCAAATAATTATTGATAATTTAATGTGCTTATATCACCGTCCTAAAGGACGGTGTTTTACGCACAAAATGGATAAATAATCTCACACTCTGCTTTCTTTTTCTATAAGTCCAAGATCACTATGTCCGTAGGTATTAGACGTTCGTACCACCAAACTTTTTTTGTAGTGACTTATAGACACTTACATAGCCTCTTTCATCTGCTGAGTAAGGAACTTGATAATTGAACTCTTCTATCTTATTGAATACCTGTCTAGTAGTGGCTTCCTGAGCTGGTATGTTAAGCTCAGCATTTGCCGGCACTGCAGGTACAGCTTCTGTAGTAATGTTATAAACACCAACTAAACTATTCCACCCTTCTCGTTTGCTTCCAAACAGTCTATCGATTCTGATATAAGCATCTTTTACTTCTATGCCATTGAAGTTGTAATTTGTTTGTATTGCCATTTTATTTTCCTTTTTATAGTATTTTTTGTACTGTACAAGTGCAACTTACTTTATCACTTGATGATGATTGAACTGATAATCTTTTTTGATTCCCGAAGTAAAATGTGTAACTAGGTTCATTATTCTCCGTCTTATATGTAGACTTATTTACACCAACTATTTGAATATCCTCTGAAGAAGAGGCATCAAAATGAACCGCAAAAACAAATGAAAAAACTTGCTCATAAGCAACATTATAAATGTCAAACCCGCGAACATTGGCGATATACGTTCCTCCTGATAAAGCTGGGGAAATAAATTGTTTTGAACTACAATCAGCATCGGATAATGTAGAAATTATTGGAGTAAATAAATTGCTAGCGCTTATACTTCCATTAACCTGTAACTTATCAACACCATTATCTGTTGTTGTTCCTACTAATAAATTAACACCAGTGTCATATACAACACTATTTGAATTAATAGTTACTATGTGTTTTCCATTACAAGCAATACCGATATTGCCTTCTGCAATATGGTAGAAACCTGTATCATTTGAACTATCATTTTGAAATACTAGTCCTGGGGCGATATTCGTACCTTCCGGAATAAAAACCTGACCAGTAAATACTGGCGAGTTGATGTTTGCTTTTACATCATTAAGCTTATCTAGTGAATACTTAATCATAGTGCGAATTCTCCTATTTTTTGGGGTCTAAAGTATTGTTTGGTATTCCCATCCATATCTTTATAGCTTATTGGCACATCATATGGGTACACAGATTTATATATAGCAAGAGCTTTATCGTTAGCAAACAGCTCTTCATATGTTCCAAGCACCTGTATTGACTTCATAGTCTTTACAAAAGCTAATTCCTCATCTGTAAGAATTGATAGAGCCAAGCTCCCATTTTCGTTTTTAATGACTGGTGTGGTTTGGACATTCCACCCAGTTACATTCCCTTCTCCATCTTTAACTTTATAGCTATCTGGAAGTTCATCCATAAAAGCTTTAGTATCTTTACAATACGTTATTACGTAATTCATTTGTTTCTCCTAAGGGTTTTATTGTTTATCAAACTATGCAAGCGATACTTCGTATGCAGTTAATGCTCTATCATAAATTCGCAAATTTGTAATATGACCATACCAAAGTCTTCCTATCATAATACTAGAAGCAGTATCGCCTAAGTCGTTATATTGTTGTAATCTAGATTCTTTAGCCAATAATACTCCATTTTTGTAAATACTAGTTTGATTGTTTTTACTATCAGAAATTGCACAAATCCTTTTAGTAACAGTATCAAATGGAATATATGTATAAGCCAGCATATTAGTATTTTTACCACCGTGACAATGAAAATCAGTACCATCTCCGTAGCCAAATATCAACGCGCCGTCGCCATTACTATTAATTGCGATTATAGAGCTCCAATCGCCGTCTTTTTTTCCTTTTATATCAAAGTCAGCAATAACGGTTCTCGAATCATATACGGACGGAAAGTTACCTTCTAGAGTGGCACTCAACATATCAGCTGCTCTAGTAACAGTGCTAGAAGTTGTAGAAATATAGGATGTAGTAAATGGCAACGCTTCTAATTGTGCTCCATAGATGTTTACACCATTTCCTGTTTTATCTGTCGAAGAGTAGCTGTATATAACATTAACATATTTACGGTCAGAGGTAGTGACAGTGAAAGTCATACTAAGTCTTACCCACCCATTAGCTAATATTTGTACATTTTTATCTTGTAGGTTATTGTTTTGATCTGTTAAAACTCCTGTGTCGAAGTTATAACTCAAATCACGTGAAGTACCGTCTGAGAAGAAAAATGACGGATACATTATTCTTATTATAGAGTCTTCTGCTTTTTGAGCAAATATAGAAGCAGTATATGTTGTCCCAGCAGTTAACGAAAAATATGAAATATATATATTTTCCTCTGACCCAGTTGTAGTTTTATAAAAATGATAAGCAGAGTTTGCTACACCGTCAGGACCAGTAACATTTTGAGTAATAGCAGAATTTTGAGTACTCCATTGTTCGAATTGGTTTGAATAAGAAAATAGATTCGTACTATTACCTTCGTTCAAATAACCTTCTTTTTCAAATCTAGGTACATCTATACCAGCTGTTTTTAGAACACCATATCTATCTATATAAGTAGCAGTTGAAGCTCTTGAGAATGTAACACTACCTGTACCAGACCTCATAGCCAAAGAGTTTTTTAGTGGAAGATCTAGCAAAGGATTATGGATATTACCAATAGCCATTTGAAGATCAGAATTGTTAGCTTTTAGGTCAACTTCTGCTGCATTCTTAAAATTACTCGGATTTCTTAAAAGGTCAGTTACAGTAGAAGTACTTGTTAAACCGTCATTACTTAACTTTTTAAACATTTTTCCAGTACTTTGGATATGTATTAACCTGTTTAGAGGCACTTTGTCAATGCCAGTTTGATTTACATCAGAAAATTCCCAAATGGGAGATTTGTTATATGCCATTTTATTTCCTTCCTCAAAAATTTTTCGCGTCGCGACTTGGTATGTCACATTCCGTGAGGAATTTTACGCGATATATTTATTATACTATAATTGAGTTTAAAGATTTATCAATAAATAAATTCGGCAAAGACCCCAACTAAGACTTGGGCGCAGAACTTGTCATTCTGCTTAAAACTTTGACCCTTGACAATTATAAGGAAATATAAAAATGGCTACTATGCTTTCTCCTGGTGTTTATACACACGAAATTGATATGAGCATAATTGTACCGTCAGTATCTTCTGCTACTGGTGCATTTGCTGGGTTATTTAAAAGAGGTCAAGTTGGTGTATACAAACTTGTTTCTTCTGTTGACGATTTGATATCTAATTACGGTGAACCTACAGATTCAAATTATAATGACTGGTTCCAATGCTATTCGTTCCTTCTTTACGGAAGCTCTCTTCTTGTTTCTAGAGCAATCGATAGTAATGGATCACTAGTTTCAACCACTTCAACAGTAACAGATGCTGCTGCTTCTGGTTCAAAAACTGTTTCAATAGACCATATTACTAATTTTTCTGAAGGTGATAAAATTGTTTTTAACGGCGATAGAACTCACATCTATACAATAGACAAAGTAAATTCTTCAAGTGTTGATCTTGTAGAAACTCTTGCTACTGCTGTTGATAAGAATTCTCTTGTAGAAAAATTTGTTAAAGCTACAAACGCAGCTGTTGAAGCCAAAAAAGTAGGTGGCACTGCTCCGTATGCGCTAGCTCTTAAAAAACTTGGAATATTTGTTCCAAATTCTCAATACTTTGAAGATTTTAACGCTAGTTTTGGTGTTACCGATGCTAATAATGTTGCTCTTCAATTTATAGCGAAAGATCCAGGCGAATTTGGTAACAATATCACTATCTCTATCGGTAATACAGCTGATTTCACTAATGGTTCTACTTCTCAAGCTCTTCCTGGAGTTCTTTTCAGTCAACTATTTGACAGATATCCTACAACTACTGAAATAGCTATCGTTATTTCTGTTGGTGGCGTTATGGTAGAGAAATTTATTGTTTCTCTTGTTCCAGGAACAAAAGACTATACAAATAGATCTACTTACATCGAAGATGTACTAAACAGACAGTCTAACTATGTGTATGTGGTTCACAACAAATTAACAACTACTGTTGCTTCTGCGCTAGCTAACGATTCTACAACTCTTAAACTTGCTTATGGTAATTCTGGTCTTCCAAATACTGATGACATAGAAGTAGCATATGATGTATTCTCTAATAAAGAAGAAGTTGATGTAGATATAGTTATAGCTAATGAACAAGCGCATCTTGCGGCGGCTACTCTTGCTATGAATAGAGCTGACTGTATATGCTATGTAGGCGCAAAATATGAGAATGTAATCGGTCTTAAATCTTCAGACATTGTTGCTAAACAAATAGCATATATAAACGATTCAAATTCGCCAATGAACCTAAACACTTCATTTGTTGCGTTCTATGATAATTACACACAATTCTATGATAAATGGAATGATAAGTTAAGATGGTGTAATGTTGCTGGTCTTATTGCTGGCGCAAGAGCTAAAACTTCTTATAACTTATCAGAGTCTGAGGCTTCTGCAGGTCTTATTAATGGCGTGCTAAAAGGTATAACAAAGCTTTACTACAGTCCAAACTCGGGGCAAAGAGATTGGTGTGCCCGTTTAAAAAGAATAATAAATAACTGAAAGGTTATATAAAACACACAGACCTAAAACTTCGGAACTTTTAGGTCTATTTCATAACCTTTAATTAAAATTAAAGGCACTTCAATGAAACAACTTCAACAAGACATCCAAAACTATCTAAACAAATTCGGAAACGATGCTCTTACCTCAAACGCTCTCGTTATAAAAAGAAGAAAAGACGACATTATAAATTTCACTAGTTTTCTTCCGGAAGATACAAAAATGATGGAAAGAGTTTATATCATTTTCCACGAAATTAAATTAGAAGACCTAGCATGTAAAATATGTGGAAAGAAAAGAAAATTTCGTTCATTCGTGAAAGGCTTTAACAAAACTTGTGGAAATGGTTCTTGTAACTCAGCTTATGGTTCATTATACTCTACAGATCAAACTAAAAGAGTAGCAAAAATGAATGAAACAAAAAGTCTTCATACAGAAGAACGAAGAAAAGAAATAAGACAAAAATGTGATCAAACAAAAAGAGAAAGATACGGTGAAGATTATCGTAGATTAGAAGGATTAAAGGGTTATAAAAATGCTTTAGAAAGAGGAACTTTCTATTCTCCATTCCAAGAATGGTCTAATACAAATAATAAAGAAAAAATCAAAGAAACACATTTAAAAGCTGCAAAAACACTTAAAAGTAAAATTGATGAAAATGGATTAGATCATTATGATAGAATTCATCAGAGGAAACTAAATGATATAGATAAAAATGGATTAGATCATTACAACAGAATTCATCAGAGGAAACTGAATGATATAGATGAAAATGGACTAAATTACTATCAAAGACTACATATAAAAAGATTGAACGATATAGACGAAAACGGACTAAATTACTATCAAAGACTACATATAAAAAGATTGAACGATATAGACGAAAACGGATTAAATTTCTACCAAAGACAAACTGAAGCACAATATAATTCTGGAAGATTTACTAGACCAGAAGATAAAGACGATTTTCAACATTACAGATACAAAGTTTATAAATGTATGAAAAAATTCGATGAGCAGATAAAGAAGCTTCCGGATTATGATTTAAGAGGACATGCAAATAAAGCAGGTTCATACCATCTAGACCATAAATTTTCAATACACGAAGGCTTTAAAAACTGTGTTCCGCCATACATCATAGGTAATATAGCTAATCTTGAAATGATTTCTGCTAGAAACAATCTATCTAAAAATAGAGCTTGTTCGATTGATCTTGATACTTTAATAAACAACCTAGTCTGGTAAAAACAGACTAGGCTTCCTAAATAGTTACATCTAATGAAACTGAAAACTAAAAGCAAATATATTCTCTTAAACCTATATCACAAAAACAACCAAAATAAATAATCTGTGTGTTTTTATATTAAACACTTACTGTTCCGAAGGCAGTAATGTTCTTATTCTTTTTATTGTTATAAAAAGGTCTCGCCATATAGTGATATATGGAAAAATTAATCTATCTAATTGCTGGAAAATCCTTAGAGTCTATTCAACTACAAAGTAAGATGAAAATCTAAGCTTGAATGTTTAAAAATGAATAGAATTGGACAATCAGCAGCCAAGCTACTTTAAAATGTAGAAGGTTCAACGACTAGAACGAAAGTTCGTACACTCGAGTGAGTGGAAATGGTAGACATCTAGAAATAGATGAAGATATAGTCTAATCTTATAGGAAACTATAAGCAGCAGTAAATGCGGTATTTGTGTAACGAACAAATGCGAATATAAAAGCTTTTATACAAAAGTAGGGTAAACCCTGTAGTAAATTTTGTCGGACAAGGTAAAGTTATCTGGGGACAAAAAACTCTTAATGGTTATGCTAGTGCGTTTGACAGAGTTAATGTTAGATGCCTATTCAATAAACTTGAAAGAGTTATCTCTAAAATGGCTAATGCGTTCTGTTTCGCAAAAAACAACGAATTTACAAGAGAAAGATTCAAATCAACTATTACTCCGGTTCTTGCTCAAGATCCTGGTGTAGATCAGTTCTATATCGACTTAAGTAAGAATACTCCTGAAGTAATAGCTAGAGGCGAATTTATTGTTAATATACTTATAAAACCAGTATATACAATGGAATTCATATCTCTTGGGTTTACAGCGGTAGGAAATTCGCTCAAGTTCGAACAGGTGGTACAATCCATCTAACTATAAAAGCTATAAGTCAATTAAGACTTATAGCTTTTTCTTCCTTTTACCCAACCTTTAGTTACTTCTTCTGGTAATAATGTTTTACATATTTTAAGCTTATCATTATGATACCAACTTTTTCCTAGATTGGTTTTCATTTTTTCGGGATCCATATTCACAATCCTGCCTCTTCTAAACCCTTTATTCAAAAATTCTTCTATTCTGTCTTTCTCTACCTGAAAACTATCTACACCATTTGTCATCCAAACAGTACCTAAATTATTTTGTGTCTTCCCTTTAACCCAGCCATCATTTAAATACTCTTCTAACTCTTCTTGCTTAATGGATATACTTTCTCTACCCTTCTTTATCCAAATACGCCCAAAAGCACCACTATTTTCTCCTCTTCTTTTCTCAGCATATTTTTCTCTTTCTTCAGGAGTTAAACTTTGATAATATTTCTTTACTGCAGCTGCTCTCTTTTCTATGGTTTCTTTAGAAGGTTTATAACCTTTCAAACTTTCTGAAGTTTTTCTACCTTTTCTCTGATAACCAGTTAAACCGTCTTCGCCTACTTCAGACAGCTTTTCTTTTGTTTTTTGGATTATGAGTTCTTGAACAGACATTCCATTTTCTAAAATAGTTTCCTTCCTAGTTTTATAACCACGTCTACCACTATCCTGAGCATTAGTCAATCCATTCTCTAGAACTGTTTCCTTTCTAGTTTTCGCCGCCTTTAAAGCCGCCTTTTTATATTCACTCAAACCATTTTCATCAACAGTTTTAAATTTTTCGAAAATCTCTCTGTTAACTTTCTCAAAAAGTCTCGAATTAGTAATCTCTCCCCATCCTCTTTTTTCTGATGTGTGTTTTAGCTGCCAAAGAGCATAAACCATTTTTCCACCAAAAATTCTAGCTAGCATTATATGAGCTATAAAATGAGCTCTGTAAGATAGATTAACACCATTCCAAGGATATAAATTAAGATTTTCATATTCAGGAAATAACGCTCTTAGTAGTATATGATGTTTATGAGTATGAGTTTTACTTAATGTATTAAACTTCTTACAAAAGTTTATATACCTTTTCGAAAGGTTAGTGTTTGGTAGGAAGCTTTCTATGTTCATTATAATTCTCCATAAATTTTTTATAGATTATTTATTAGAGAACCAACAGCAACAAACCTTTACTCTATGAATCTTATTCCTTAAAATTACTCTACAAAACTAACTATCCTAAAGATTTCAATAATTTGAAATACCCAACGATTCATATTAGATTCAGTTTGAAATTTTCCTTCTATCTGAAAGCTTCCTTCAAAGTCGCCTTTCGTAATTTTAAAAAATTTCATTCCTTCAAAAAAGAAATAATCTATCTTTATTCCTTTCTCTTCTAAAAATTTCTCTTCTAAAAGAGAATATATTTCTACTCCACCGTAAATACTATCATCCGCATTATAATGAAATTTAAATACAATTTTAAAAAGGTCTTCTTCCTCACCTCTAGATACAACAAAAGAATGTTTTTCTTCTTCCAAACACTTATTACTATTGCCTTCTTTCAAAGAGTAAAACATTTCAAGAACAACTTTTCTTAGTCCATTTATACTATTAGTAAAATCTGTAAGAGGCAAATCTTGTATTTTAGTATGGATAAAATCATATTCATCAGAACCGCTAGAAGAAATGAATTTAAAGTCTTCTGTTTCTAAGTCTTTATGAATTGCGACTTGAAATAGAATATCAAAGCAGTTATAATCAGGAGATTCTATTTCCTCTATAGGAAAATAAGCGTAGTCGAAAAGAATTGACTCCTTTTCGTTTGAATGAAATTTAAACAATATAATCCTTTAAATTTTAAAATGTCACAGTTCTGTAATATGAAAAAATCGAATCATTTAATCCTGAACCAGTATCTTGAGGATTTCTACATATAGATTTTCTATTTAAATAGAAAAGAGTTTCTTTTCCTGTTTCATAATCAGTAGCAAAGTAAAGCTTATCTTTATAATTTCCTAGTATAAGTGTTGAATCACCAAATTTCTCGCTATTATAGAAAATCATATAATAGTCTTCATCAGCAAAATTGTCAACATAGCAGTCATAACCAGAAAGAGTACCAATATATTTTTCATCTCTTCCTGTTCCGCTTTTATCTGATGTAATAGATGATTGAATTGATGATAATAGGTATCCAGCTACTTTAGGAGACATTATAATCTCAAAAGAAAGACCTCTATTAATTATAGAGTTAAGAGACATAATATCCAAATTAAGATTACTAAAAAGTGCGCTAGGTATATCTTGGTTAGGTGGAAGGTCATTAGAATCTAAAGCTAGTGTTGGTAAAATTGTAGAAATATCTTTTAGTGTAAAAATTATCTCTCTATCAATTTCATCTATAACTACTTGAGAAAGGTTTTGAGCTATTTTATCTTCAAAATCAGTAGGATAAAGAAATTTTATATCTTCTAGAACTTCTCTTGTAATTTGAGTTTTGATTTTTTTACTTATAGCTGTAGTTTTAATTCTTTTTACACTTAGGTCTATTGAGTTAGGAATAGTAATTTCATTAGACTCAAAAAATCTAGAAAAGGCAAAAATAATAGATGATATATTTTTAGTAATTCTTTTTATTTTAGCCGATGAATTGTCAGAAGTTTTAATATCTTGACCTACAGACATTGAACCGTCATAAATGTCAATAAGTATATTAAGTTTTTCAAAATATCTTACTATACCTTTTCCTGTAGAAGTAGTAAGAGTATCTCCTACTGAAATATTCAAAGATTTATCAATCATAATAAATGAAAAATTTTGAGAGTTATTTGTTCCTTCTGGATGATGAGATGTATAGAAAGAATAGACAAAGTCTGTTGGAGTTTTCATTCTCTGAACAGAACATACATTACTTGCTAAACTATTTGAATAAATTCTTTCAAATATCTTTTTCTCTAGTGACGCAAACTCGACTAAATCTGTTGAGAGTGTACTTTCATTTATCATATCATATTACCTGCTTAACTTGTGAGTAATCTACTGTAAATCTACAAAAGAAGTCAGAATCATTTAGACCTGTTCCTTCGTCAAAAGGATTTCTTCCGAAAGCATATCTATAAAATACAACAAGGTTTTCTTCGCCTGTTTCAGGATTAGTTGCTGTAGTAATAGTAAGATTATAAGGGGAGAAAATCAAACCTGAATCAGTTTTAAATTTACCAGCATTAAATCCAACAATAACTTCTTCATCATCTTGATAGTTACTTTTTATAATATCGATATATCCGAGAGCTTTACCTATATAATCTGTGTCTGTAACTACATTTTCTTGTTCAGTTTTACCACCTTTTGATAGGTCAAGAGCACCAGAAGCTGAAAGAGCAGCAACAGTTCTATGTGAAGCAATAGCGAAGCCAACAATATTTCTTCCTGTTCTTTTAGAAATATCAGCAAGCTCTTTTACTATTTTGGTGTATATAATCGTGTAAGCGTAAATCAAATCTGTAGAACCATCTCTATCACTTACAACAAGATCTCCGCCTTCTCTTGCTATTGCTCTAAGATAATCAAACAACTCTTGCTCAACTTCGTTGTTTATTTCTTCTGCTAGAGTTTTAGCTATAATCTCTACAGCATTTTCCATTCCAAATTGAGCTTGAATATCTTTTATAACTTCTCTAGTTAAAACGGATTTAATCTTTCTAGTTTGAGTAGTAAGAGTAAGAGCTCTAATAGAATGATTAATTTCTCTAGGAACAAGTTTTTCACCATCAGAAGTAAGGAATGGACCAGAATAAGTATTGAATACCTTTTTAATAGCTATTCTTGAAGAGAAAACATCTTTTACTGTTTCTTTGTTATTTCCGTCAGTAATACTATCTCCAACAGCAAATGTTTCTCCTGGAACATCAAACTCAAGAAGAACTTTATTCAACTCAACAAATCTTACTGTTGCTATTTCAGGATTATTACCATCTTTTTTTATTCTAGCTCCAACAGTCCAAGGACAAGTAGAGGTCAATTTGATGACTTTAGTGTTATTCTCTTTAGCAGTTTTAGAATTTCCTGCGTAGTTCGCCGTTTGAACATAAACTTTGCCTATTGGGCCATCAAGAGGAACTATTGATGAAATTTTGTCAAGTATAGAATTGTTATAGGTATATTGAATTACCTTATCAAGTAGTTGTTCTTGAAAGGAAATATCTCCAACTGATGATTCGCTCAGCTGTATAGCCTTCTTTGAATTCTCTAAGACCTTACTGGCTGTTATTTCATTATTCATTAAACAGAACCTCTTTTTTATTTTGTACAATTCAAATCTTTACTATTTATTTGTAAGATAATCATAAACAGATATAATTATCTATAGTCCAAACTACTTTTAATTAGCTTCTATGACATCTCTATATTTTTTACCCAACTCGAGTCTCTTACTATTCTGTTTGAACCCTATTTGCTCCAAAAGAGTCCTTTCTTCTTCGGTTATTTCATTCAGAGTGTACCACTCCTTTAATTTCATACCGTTGAATTTAATGCAAAGATCGAGAAATTTCTTGTATTTATTCTCTTCGCTACTCATAGAACTTTCAAGAAGAAGCTCAGTTCTCCTTTTCTTCAAGGTTTTCTTGTCATCTTTTAAAAATATAAAGAGGCGCTTTAGAGTAAAAATAAAATTTCTATCTCTTAAACTTTCCTTATATAGTTCTAAAGCATATTCCCTAGAAAAAGTTTTATATTTTGAAAACCTTATTCTAATCGACTCTAGTTCACTTAGAAGTTTTTCTTGTTCACTAAATGTTTTTTTACCTTCAAAAATTTCATCTATTTCTTTCAACCGATTAGTGATATATTCATCTTTAGAACTCTTCTTCAACCTTTTTACAAATTTCTTATCAGTTACTTCGGTTACTCTTTCAAACTGTTCAGAAAGAAGAAGCCTAAATGAAAAATAATGAGAGTTATCAAGAAGATTTGAAAACGCTCTAATCTTATTGACAAAATACTGCTCTTCTGAAGGAACAATATTTCCATACTCATCATACGATTCAAA